GTTGTGGGGCTGATATTCTTGCTTGCGACGATAGTGGTTGGTGATTTTTACATAGCGATCACCGAAAGCCGCCCACCTGACGAGTCTGTCATTCGGTTGCTTGAGCACGCCATCATAGGCATTGTAAGCCTTTGTGCAGGGTATATCGCAGGAAAGGATAATGAGTCCTAAGAAACTAGAACCTAAATCACGCTATGCCCAGTACGATCTTGATGGGGACGGGACGGTAAGCGATGAAGAACTTGCAAGAAATCAAGAGCTTGTTGAGATCGAACTGCGAGAAGAGAAAGCAGACAGTCAACGCCGAATGGCTTGGGTTAGTCTTAGTAGTATGGTGGTTTTCGCTCTATTACCACTTTTGCCCTTCATACCTGAGTCTCGCTTGTCCACTTTGGCTTCCTTGAGCGACATGTTATTTCTTAGTCAGGCAAGCATAGTAGGTCTATACTTTGGTGCTACAGCGTACATGGCGAAGAGTCGATGATGTGGCAAATCTCTGCAGGTTTAGGACTCGCTCTTGCGTTAGCTTTGGGCAGCTTCAAACTGTATTACGACAAGGCCGAGGCAGAAAAAAACGCTTTGCAAGCTGAGGTTCAGCAGGCGCTCCGCAACCAAGCTTTGTTGGAGAAAACCATCGCAGACCAAAATCTTGAGATTCAAGAGCAACAGAAAAAACAACAAGCAGTTTTGATGAAGATCGACCAGCTAACGCAAGAACATCAACTGGCGATGAGGGAGGTCGACGACATCAGAAAAAAGTTCGCGAGGCACAATCTCGATGTGCTGTCTTTGCGAAAACCCAAACTAATCGAGAAAATAATCAATCGCGGCACTGTTGATGTACTCACAAATTTGGAAAGTATTACCGATCCTAGTTCTTAGTGGATGCAGCGTTCTGGAGCCTCCGCCCCAAATTACGCCAGTAGAAGTTGTAACTATAGAAAAGCCAGCGCCGGTCTATCACCCGCCTAAGCCCAGTGCGATCACAACTTTGCCTGTGGAATGGACTGTTCTCACTCCCGAAACGATGCAAGAATATCTGGATGACTTGGCGCAGGGCAACGCGCCTACGAACGCATTTTATGGATTGACAACCAAAGGTTATGAAAATCTTAGTAGCAACATGGCTGATGTTATCCGCTATATCCGCCAGCTTACATCGATTGTTGACTACTATAAGAATTTGGAGACTACAGATGACGCCGAAGAAGACAAGTGAAGAAGGGGTCGCCCTGATCAAAAAGTTCGAGGGCTGTGAACTGGAGGCATACCGATGTTCAGCAGACGTTCCCACTATTGGATATGGGCACACAAAAGACGTGTCCGATGGCGATACCTGCACGGCTCAACAAGCCGAAGACATGCTCAAAAAAGACCTCGAAGAGTTTGAGTTCTATGTCAATGACCTTGTGGAACAAGACCTGAAACAAAGCGAGTTTGATGCCCTAGTAGCTTGGACTTTTAATCTTGGACCAACAAACCTGCGCACCAGCACAATGTTAAAGCGTCTCAATGAAGGCGACTTCGATGAAGTGCCCTACGAAATGCGCCGCTGGAACAAGGCTGGCGGACAGGTGCTAGATGGACTAGTCAGACGAAGAGAGGCCGAGGCTTTGTTATTCCAAGGAAAAGCTTGGGAAGATGTCTGAGTTAGCCCTCAAAGATTTTGACATCCTCTCTGACCAAGAGCGGTCAGAGGCGATGGCCTTACTCAAAAAATATGACCAGCTCGAAAAGCAAGAAGAGTGTCAGGCTGACTTTATATCTTTTGTGAAAAGTCAATGGCCTGACTTTGTAGAGGGCCGTCATCACAAGATTATCGGCGAGAAGTTCAACAAGATTGCTGAGGGTAAACTCAAGCGCCTGATAGTCTGCCTGCCGCCGCGACACACAAAGTCGGAGTTTGCATCTACTTACTTCCCTGCGTGGATGATGGGGCTGCGCGGAAATTTGAAAATTATTCAAACCACACACACCGCTGAGCTTGCGACCTCGTTTGGTAGAAAAATCAGGAACCTCATCGATAGCGACCAATACAGCGAAGTGTTCCCCGATCTAAAGCTCCAAGCCGATAACAAGTCGGCGGGTCGCTGGACCAGCAATAAACAAGGAGAGTTTTTTGCCGCAGGCGTAGGCGGAGCAATTACGGGTCGTGGTGCGGACTTATTAATCATTGATGACCCAGTTTCCGAGCAAGACGCACTCAGCCCAACTGCGATGGACGCGGTGTACGAATGGTATACGTCTGGTCCCAGACAGCGTTTACAACCGGGTGGGATCATCGTGATCGTAATGACTCGATGGAGCACAAAAGATCTGGTCGGGAAGGTGCTTAAAAAACAAGGCGACGACCACGCTGACCAATGGGATGTCATCGAGTTTCCAGCGATTATGCCCGAATCAGATACACCGCTTTGGCCAGAGTTTTGGAAGAAAGAGGAATTGCTTAGCGTCAAAGCCTCACTCCCAGTCTCAAAATGGAACGCCCAGTGGATGCAAAATCCAACCGCAGAAGAGGGTTCAATCGTCAAGCGTGAGTGGTGGAATAAATGGGAAAAGGATGTGCCGGCATACAGTTACGTCATCCAATCCTACGACACCGCGTTCAGCAAGAAAGAGACAGCCGACTACTCTGCAATTACGACATGGGCCGTTTTTGAGTACATGGACGTAGAACAAATTATATTGCTGGACGCGAAACGTATGCGCTTAGACTTCCCAGAGCTTAAAAAACTTGCTTGGGAAGAATATAAATATTGGGAACCAGATTGCGTTCTCATAGAAGCGAAAGCCTCTGGCACACCTCTCACGCAAGAACTACGTCGAATGGGCATTCCCGTAACCGCCTATACACCAAGCAGAGGTCAGGATAAGATTGCAAGGATGAATAGCGTTGCTCCGATTTTCGAGTCGGGCATGGTGTGGGCACCAGACGAAATTTTCGCTGAAGAGGTCATCGAAGAGATGGCTAGTTTTCCTTATGGCGATAACGATGACTATTGTGACTCAGCAACCATGGCTTTGATGCGGTTCAGACAAGGTGGTTTCCTCGCACTGGATGGAGACTACATTGAAGAGATTACTCCGATGCGTCGTGACAGGAAGGTGTATTACTGATGGCGATTGAGCGAAGAGAGCAGCAAGCGGGAACCGCAGACGATCCAGACATCATACCCATGGGTAATGAGGTTGAGGTAATTCCTGATCCTAGTCGAGAAGACCAAATTCGAGAAGCAGCGCAGATCCTTGTGCTGGAAGAGCAAATCCTTGTAGATGACGAAATAGACGCACCAATGAGTGTTGCGCCAGTTGGTGACTTCAACGAAAACCTTGTGGATCGTTTGGATCAAAGCGAATTGTCGAGCTTGTCCGGGGACGTGTTAGCGTCGATAAAAGCAGACATCGAATCTCGGTCGGAGTGGGAAAAGACTTTTACCGATGGTTTGAAATACCTCGGCATGAAGTTTGACGAGTCACGGTCAAACCCGTTTCAAGGCTCAACTGGCGTTATCCATCCGATTCTTGCTGAAGCGGTCACACAATTTCAGGCACAAGCCTACAAAGAACTGTTGCCAGCAAAAGGACCAGTAAAAACTGAAATCGTCGGCACTCGCAACGCAGAGGTCGAAGCGCAAGCAGAGCGCGTTCAAGACTTCATGAACTACTACATCATGAACGTCATGCAAGAGTACGATCCTGAACTCGACATGCTGTTGTTTTATTTACCGTTGGCTGGTAGTGCTTTCAAGAAGGTTTACTTTGACACCGCAGCCAGCAAGGCCATGAGTAAGTTCATCGAGCCACAAGACCTTGTGGTGCCTTACGAAGCCACTGACCTGTTCAGCGCAGAGCGTGTGACGCACGTTCTTAGTATGTCAAAGAACGAAATCCGAAAGCAGCAGCTCAGCGGATTTTATGCCGATATTGAGCTGAAAGGCGGTGCTTACCATCTTTCTCGTGATGAGATCGAGGAAGAGATCGACGAAATTGAGGGTCAATCACCGGGCTATGCGGAAGATAGAGACCGCACCGTTTATGAGGTCCACACCATATTGGATATACCGGGATATGAGGACATAGGTCCAGACGGTCAGCCAACTGGTCTGAAGCTGCCTTACATCGTAACGATAGATGAGCCAAGCCAGCAGGTCTTGTCCATCCGCAGAAACTACATTGAGCAAGACCCTCTCAAGCAGAAGATAAATTACTTTGTTCAGTATAAATTTTTGCCCGGCTTGGGTTTTTATGGATTGGGTTTGTCGCACATGATTGGCGGGTTGGCCAAGGCGAGCACAAGCATCCTACGGCAGCTTATCGACGCTGGTACGCTCGCGAATCTACCTGCCGGGTTCAAAGCGAGAGGTATGAGAATCCGCGACGAGGACGATCCACTGCAACCGGGCGAGTTCCGCGATATTGATACGACGGGAGCCTCACTCAGAGAAAACCTCATACCGTTGCCAATCAAAGAGCCAAGCAATGTGCTCATGAGCCTGCTTGGGTTACTGGTGGAATCCGGCAAACGTTTCGCATCGATTGCTGATATGAACGTTGGCGATATGAATCAGGCCATGCCTGTAGGCACCACTGTCGCGCTGTTAGAGCGCGGTACAAAAGTGATGTCGGCTATCCACAAACGACTGCATTACAGTCAGAGAGTGGAGTTCCAGTTACTAGCAAAAGTCTTTGCGGACTTCTTGCCGCCAATCTACCCCTATCAGACTGGCAGCGGTCCTCAAGAGATTAAGGGCCAAGACTTTGATGGGCGTGTAGACATCATTCCTGTCTCAGACCCCAACATCTTCAGCCAGAGCCAACGGATCACGATGGCACAAGAGCTGTTAACGATGGTGCAATCGAACCCAGAAATTCATGGGCCTACTGGTATCTATGAAGCATACAGGCGCATGTACGCGGCCTTGGGCGTAGACGACATCGATTCATTGTTACAGCCGCCGCAGGAACCGCCACCCCCGATGCCGATTGACGCAGGGCTGGAAAATAATGGGTTTATGATGGGTCAACCCGCGATGGCTTTTGAGGCACAAAACCATCAAGCGCACATTGACGCACACCGCTCATTATTTTTGACAGATGTGGTGAAGACTAACCCCCAACTGCAGGGGTTGATAATCGGCCACATGATGCAGCATTTACAGTTCCTCGCTGCTCAACTTGCCCAAGAGCAGGTGCCACCAGAAGTCACTCAACAGATGGAACAAATCAACCAAGCTATGCAGAGCGGTCAAATGCCTCCTGATCAAGCGCAAATGGCTATGCAAGAACTTCAAATGATTGTGGAGCAGTTTTCCGCGCCGATACTGGCGCAACTAACGCAAGAATTGCTTATCTCAATCGGTCAAGGCAATGAAGAAGATCCTCTGGTACAGATACGACAGCAAGAGTTGGATTTGCGTGGCGCTGAGCTTGCGGCGGAGCAGAATCAATTTGAGGAAAAACAAGAGTCGCGAAGACGTGAGAAACTACTCGAAGCAGAAATCGCGAAGCAAAGAATAAATACGTCGAAAGAGGTTGCCGACGATAAATTGGACCTCGCTTTACAAAGATTGCAACAACAAGCAAATCTCAAGCTGACTGAGTTGCAAACAAAATTCGGAGGAAGCCGATGACGACAAGCTACAAAATTAAGTTACAAGAAGAGTTGAAGGCAATGAAACGCTTGGAGCGTGCTGCCGAGCGAGCCGCAGCGGAGGCTGCAGAGATGGAAGCGCAAGCAAAAAAAGCTGCGACTGACGCGCGCATCGCGGAAAAGCTGGCCCGTCTGTCAGGTGATGCTCCTGTTGAGCAGGTCGCTGAGCCAGAACCAGCGCCCGTGGAAGAGCCGCCGGTAGAAGAAAAACCAAAAAAGAAGACCGCAGCGAAAAAAACGCCTGCTAAAAAAGCCACAACGAAGAGGACAAAAAAATGACCATCAAAGATATGAGCAGAGTCGAAAAGGTAGACTCGCCAACGAAAACCATCAAAACAACACCTACGACACCGGAGCTTGTACGACGCACCGTTGGCGGGTCATTTCGCGTGATCAAAGCGCGGGGCCAAGGCGCTGCTACTCGTGGTTTTGACTTCCATGAGCGCGATTGATGGATGACATAACACTTGCAGAAAAAATAAAGCGAGTGATCGAGGACCGACAAAGCTTGATTCAAACAACGATGATGGACGGTATGTTAAAAGATATTGAGCATTACAGATCGTTGCAAGGAGAGCTAACTGCGTTAAACTTGATACAGCAAGAAGTTTCTCAGTATTTCAAGGATAACAAAGTATGAGCGAAGTGAATTTGGGCAGCGTATACGTCGATTCGAGTGATCGAGTGTTAGATCCCAAATTAATCGATCTGTCGATTATGGATCGAATGCCCAAGCCGTCCGGTTGGAGGATGCTAGTGTTGCCGTACAAAGGCCGCATGACATCTAAAGGCGGTATTGCTCTCACCAAAGAAACAATAGACCGAGAAGCCTTAGCAACTGTTGTAGCTTACGTCCTAAAAATGGGGCCGCTTTGCTACAATGACAAAGAAAAGTATGGGCCAGAGCCGTGGTGCGCTGAAAAACAGTGGGTGCTGATTGGCCGATACTCAGGAAGCCGAATGAAACTCGAAGGCGGTGAAGAGATCCGACTCATCAATGATGATGAAGTGATTGCCACCATTGAAGACCCCGACGACATTGTGAGCTTTTTATGATTGAGAATACAGCCCAAGACCAAGAACAGGCAGAGCCTGAGTTACAGATCGAGGTCACTGAAGACCCGGTAGAGGAGCAGTCGGCTTCGGTCAGTAGCGATGATGAATTAGATACCTACACCAAAGGTGTTTCAAAGCGCATCAACAAACTGAACGCACAAACTCGTGCAGCGGAACAGCGCGCAGAGCAGTACGAGCGTTTAGCCCTGCAAAAAGATCAAGAACTCCAACAATATCGACAGCTTGCACAGCAGCAGCAATCGACTGTGCTAGAAAAGGAAGAAGAGGCGCTTAAATCGAAAGAGGCGCAGGTTGATGACATTTATCGGAAGGCAGTCGCTGCCGGCGACCCTGACCTGATGTCGAAAGCGGATTCGCTGAAAAACGACATCGCGATTCAGAAAGAAAAGTTGCGCGTTGCCAAGACTCGTCAAGCGGCCGAGCAACCCGTTCAGTCGCAGGGTCAGGAAAACTACCAAACCTATCAACCAGAGCAAGCATCTCAACAAGCCGCTGCTCCAGATCCTACTCCAGAAGCAAAAGACTGGCACTCGAAAAACCCGTGGTATGGAGACCAGTCAGACGAAGAAAATTTGCAGGCTACTCAATTCGCGTATTTCACGCATTACAACTTGATCAATGAGGGCTATGAACCAGATTCTGAAGACTACTATCAGGCACTGGATTCGAGAGTCCGCAAGGTTTACCCTAATCTAAGTGTTGGCGAGGAAGCCGATACGGAGAACGTCGAACAAAATACGAAGCAACCCCCCGTGCAAAGAGTTGCTTCGACCACCGCTGGTGGACGACAACAAACACGAGGCAATTCGGACGGTGTTAAGTTCACAAAAAGCGAACTCGAAAGACTCCGAGGTCTGAAGCCGCATAACATGACTGAGGAGCGTTGGCTCCAAGTGGTGGCGAAAGAAAAGCAAAAAGTTGCAAACAGGAGTTCAACGTAATGGCAGAAAGTAAACAAAACACTCGTTCATCGCGTGAGGCCGGAGCGCACGATAAAGAAGCTCGGCGACGACCATGGCAACCAGTGCGAAAACTCGATACGCCGCCTCCTCCGCCGGGTTATACCTATCGGTGGATACGCGAATCGATGCTTGGGACGGAGGACAGATCAAATGTCAGCCGTCGTGTTCGAGAAGGTTGGGAGCTTGTAAGAGCAACTGATCTACCGCCTGAATGGCAGGACACCGTTCCCACGATGGACAGGGACGGCAGGCACGCAGGAGTTGTTTATAACGAAGGGTTGTTGCTCGCGAAGATACCTAACGAAACGGTAGAAGAGCGTAACGAATATTATTCGGACAAAACGCAAGAGGCCAAGGAAGCGTTGGACAATACAATGTTTAACGAAACTCGTGGCGACAGCCGGTACGTTAAGTACGATCCGCAGAGGGACAGCCGAGTAACTTTTGGCAAAACTTAGGAGAACCTAAAAATGGCTAACAAAGATGCCGCTTTCGGTTTGAAGCCCTCCCGAATGATGGGTGGCGCTCCATATAGTGGTGGTCAATCTCGTTATCGAATCGCCAACAACCAGTCAGGTGCAATTTTCCAAGGTGACTTGGTAAAGCAGTTGACTGCTGGCGTCGTAGGACGAGCTGCTGCCTCATCGACTGTCCCAGTAATTGGGGTGTTCAATGGAGTTCAATACACTGACCCGACTACGGGTGAGCAAGTATTCAAAAATTATTATCCCGGCTCAATCGCCGCTGCAGACATCATCGCTTTTGTAATCGATGACCCTGACGTGGTTTTTGAGGTTCAGGCTGACGATACATTCCCCGTAGCAGATTTGTTCGGGAATTTTGATATTGTCGACCAGTCCACCACGGGCGATACCGCTTCTGGCAGATCAAATGCAGAGCTGGACGTGACAACGGGTGCTACTACCACCACGTTGCCGCTCAAGGCTATTGATATCAGCCAAGATCCCGATAACTCAGACGTTGCAAGTGCCAACACCAATGTAATGGTTGTGATTCAGAACCATATCATGGGTGTCAAAGGCGCTGGCTTGGCATAAGGAGGCTAGGTAATGGCAATTTCACGCGCACAATTAGCGAAAGAATTGGAACCCGGCTTAAACGCATTGTTTGGGATGAGTTACGATTCTTACGACCGCGAGTACGAAGAAATCTTCGCGATGGAAGACTCTCAGCGCGCCTTCGAGGAAGAGGTGCTGATTACGGGTTTCGGTTCAGCGCCCGTGAAGACAGAGGGGCAAGGCGTAGTCTTTGACAACGCTTCAGAGTCATTCTCTGCTCGTTATACTCACGACACCATTGCGTTGGCGTTTGCGCTCACCGATGAAGCGGTGGAAGATAACCTTTACGACAGCTTAGGTAAGCGGTATGTGAAGGCTTTGGCCCGATCTATGGCTAACACTAAAGAGGTCAAAGGTGCAGACGTACTCAACAACGCTTTCAGCAGCTCGTTTACTGGCGGTGACGGGGTATCGTTGATCAACACAGCACACCCGCTTGCGGGTGGTGGCACAGCGGCCAACCGCGCAACCACGATGGCTGACCTTAATGAAACGTCTTTGGAAGACGCACTGATTGACATCAGCACGTTCACCGACGACAAGGGTCTGACCATCTCGGTACAAGCGACTAAGCTTGTCGTACCGCCCCAGTTGGTATTCGTTGCAGACCGTATCCTGAACTCGACTTTGCGTTCTGGTACTGCTGATAACGACATCAACGCGATCCGCAACACTGGCGTACTGCCCGGCGGCTACACGGTCAATCATTATCTGACTGATCCTGATGCGTTCTTCATTTTGACAACCGTCACCGATGCTGGTGAAGGTCTCAAGATGTTCCAACGCACCGCCATGGAAACCAGCATGGAGCCGGACTTCACGACTGGCAACATCCGATACAAGGCTCGTGAGCGTTACAGCTTCGGGTTTTCGGACTGGCGAGGCATCTACGGCTCACAAGGCGCGTAGACACCAAGCAAGAAAAAGGGGGCTTTATGCCCCCTTTTTTTGTGCCTGCGATTAACCTAAACTGAAAGAGTCAAATGGTAATCAGATAGGCTGATTACTGGTTCAACAAGGAGAACTGTTATGACAACTCATTTCACTAGTGGGGTGACCAACGTAGCTGGCAGCAGCACGCTGGGCAAACTCAAGATGCCTGCCCCATCCAAATATCACGTTTACCACAACGACTTTGACACTTATTTGGCAAGCGACTGGACAATCACCACAACAGAGGGTGGATCTGGCAACGCTTCTGAGGCGTTGGGTGACGGAGATGGTGGACTTTTGGTCATCACAAACGACGATGCGGATAACGATAACGACTTCCTGCAGCTTGTCAAAGAAGGCTTCAAATTCGAGTCAGGTAAGCAACTCGCGTTCAACGCCAGATTCAAGACTTCAGACGCTGATGCCAGTGATGTAGTGATTGGCTTGCAAATCACCGACACGTCTCCGCTAGACGTAAGCGATGGCGTTTTCTTTTTATTGACTGATGGCAGCACGACTTTGCAGTTCATCGTGGAGAAGGACGGCACGCAATCGACTTTGAACTTGCCTACAGTCATGGCTGATGACACGTTCATGACCGTTGGCTTCGTATTTGATCCAAAAGATCAGTTGTTCCATGTCTTTCAGAACAATGCAGAGGTCGGCACTGTTGTTTCGACTAACGCGCCGGACGACGAAGACCTGACTGTGAGCTTTGGCATTCAGAATGGCGCAGCAGCGGCGAAGGTCATGACCGTTGACTACATCACTGCGATGAAAGAGCGCACCGCCTCAACTGAATTATAGGGGGTGAATTATGGCTGATGCTGTAACGAGCCAAACTATTCAAGACGGCGAGCGAATCGCTGTCTTGAAGTTCACCAACGCCAGCGACGGTACAGGTGAATCGGCAGTAAAAAAGGTTGACGTGTCTGCCTTGAATAGCAACGCGCGCGGAGTTGCCTGCTCTGGCGTCCAAATCAATCGTATTTGGTGGCAGTGTACGGGCATGTCCGTCAAAATTGAGTTTGACGCGACCAGTAACGTGTTGGCAATCGGGCTGAGTGAGGACTCGAACGGTTATCACGACTACGGTGATTTTTCTGGCATACCCAATAACTCCGGCAGCGGTAAAACGGGTGATCTGGATTTCACGACGGTCGGCCACTCAAGCGGTGACACATATATGATCATTTTAGAACTGATAAAGTCTTATGGCTGATACTTCTGACGTGAAACGCACAAAATCGGGACGACTCATTTACCGAGGTGAGTCGTTCCCCGCTTACAACCAACAAAAACGAACGCCGGGCAAAAACAAAAAATTTGCTGTGTTGGCAAAAAAAGGCGATCAAGTCAAAATTGTGCGTTATGGCGACCCCAAAATGTCAATCAAAAAAGACCAACCAGATCGACGCAAATCTTTTCGCGCTCGCCACAATTGCGATGCGGTAGAAAAGAAAAAAGACGTTTTTGCGGCATCGTATTGGTCGTGTAAAAACTGGTGATGTAAATGGCTGAATCAGAACTAGACAGAGCAGCAGCAGAGTACGCAAGTCAAGCATCCCCTTTTGCTGGGCTACAAGATTTTCTGCTGAATCGTCCAGTTTTTGACCGAGGCGCAGGTCCAACGCCCACGACGCCTACTTTGCGGACTTTGGATTTTGCAGACGACGCTGCACAAAACCAAGCCGCTAATTTCAGGCAGCTACTCCAAGAGCAAGAAACCGCTCAGCAAGAACAAAGAGAGTCTGCTTTGCAGTCTTTGCGCGAAGCTTTGCAGGCAGAAACGTCGACCGCTCAAGAGGCAGAAACGGCAGAACGATCTCGCGTTGTAAAGGCACTAGAAGATCGTCTAGCTGGCGTAAAAGAGTCAATCGCCACAGAGTCTGAGGCTTTGCGCGAGCAAGGGCTGCAGGAGCGTGCAGACATTCGCGCCCAGCAACAGACTGTGGTCGATCAGCTTCAACAGAATATCGACACAGCTAAGGAAGAGCTGGCAGCGTCACAACAACAGGTCGCTGAGGCGCAAACCGCTGCGATTGGTGATCTTGAGGACCGCCAAGGGTCGATCATTGGCGATCTCACAACCCGCATCTCAGGCTTAAACGATGATCTCGGAACAATACAGTCTGAGATCAGAGCAGACCTCGCAGAGCAACAGGCAACGCTGTCAGACGACCAGAAAGCTAGTGCCGATCTTTTGCAGCAACGTATTGACTCCCTCAACAATGACTTGAGCGCAGTTGGCGAATCGGTACAGACTGAAACCGCAGCACAAACTGAGCTGTTGCGGGGAGAGCGTGAACAGTTGGTCTCGCAGTTGGAGAGCCAAATTGGCTCGCTGAAAGATCAGGTCGGCGCTCTACCGCTAGACGAAATACAAAGCCGTATCGACGACATCACCAGTCAAAGCCAAGATTTTGTACAAACGGCCACAACAGAGCGAGCGGAGCTGGCTCAACAGATTGCGGCACTTGAGGCGGCAGGCGTCACACAACAAGATTTGGAAGCCGCTTTGCAGGGTCGAGCTACCGCTGAAGATTTAGAAAGCTTGAGAGGTGACTATCAGGCGACTGGCCGCTTGGTCGAAGAGGCGTTGCAGACAGGACAAAGACAGCGAGAAGGTTTGCAAGAAAGAGTGCAAGCACTGCAAGCAGCCCAGCTTGATCCGGCTTCCATACAGCAACAACGGGCCACAGACATTCAAGCCGCAGTCGATCCGATCTCGCAGCAAATCGAGACTTTGCAGGGTCAAATACCACAGCAGATTGACGTTGAGGCTTTGAGAAAACAAATCACTGACGAAATTATGGGTCAGATGCCCACTGCACCTACGGTTGCCCCAAATGTTTCAGCGGGTGTCGGCGCTGGCGGAGTGCCATACACTGGCGGGAGCACGGGTGTAAATGTGTCGGACGGTATGGCTGACCAAACTGGCCTTATAGCGGGCGGTAGTGTGCAAGACCAAATCGATTTTGCCGACAATTACCAAGGCAGAGGCGGCACGAGACCTGTCGCGCCTGTGGCGGCTCCACCAGTTGCTGTTGCACCGCCGCCACAAATCGCTGCAACGACACCAGCGCCAGCCGTCCCACCAGCGGTGGAGGGTATCGCTGGCATTCCACAACAAAATCTGTTCGACCCGATGTCTTTACGGTTCCCCAACATGAGAATGAGGTGATGGCAAAAGAAAAAATTAAAAAAGTGGCGAAAGCTTTGAAAAAGGCCAGCAATACGCACGCCAAGCAAGCAAAGACGCTTGAGTCTATCCAAATGAAAAAAGGCGGGTCTGCCGGCGATGTGCCGAAAAACGTAGCAAACCCCTCTTTGTACCGTAAGGCAAAAGCTAAAGCCAAAGCTAAATTTGACGTATATCCATCCGCTTATGCAAATGGTTGGATGGTGCAAGAATACAAGCGAATGGGCGGAAAATACAAAGGCGCTGCTGGCGGCGAAGTCACGCTTGATCCCGAAAAAAGCGATCTGAACAAAGACGGTCGTTTGAGCAAGTATGAGCGTGCTCGCGGCACTGCGATAGCGAAAAGCATGGCAAAAAAAATGAGTGGCGGCGGATCAGTGATGATACAAGCCAGAGGATTTGGTCGCGTTTTGCCCAGCAAACAAAAGAAGACGAGAGTGCCCCGTGGCTAAGCCAAAAGGCGGTTTGACCGAGTGGTTCGGCAAAGGCAGCAAGGGTAACTGGGTCGATATTGGTGCGCCGAAAAAAGGCGGTGGCTTCGAGAAATGTGGAAGATCGAAGTTAGAAAAAGACCGTAAACGAAAATACCCTAAGTGTGTACCAGCAGCGACTGCCGCGAGGATGTCAAAAGGCGAAATCAAGTCGGCAGTCACTCGCAAGCGGTCCAAGAAACAGGGCGTAGGTGGCAAGCCTACGAACGTCAAAACCTTCGCTGCAAGAGGCGGAGCTATCTCTATACAAGCGCGTGGTTGCGGTGCGATCATGCCATCCAAGCAGAAACAAACACGAGTACCACGATCTTAGGAGGAACCAACATGGCAGGACATAAGCCAAAAGGCATGAAAGCTAAAGGAATGACAAAAGGTGGCGCGATGAAGGCCAAGGCGATGATGCGCGGCGGTGCTATGCGCACCAAAGGCGGAATGATGGGCGGCAAAAAAGCCATGGAGAAGCCCGGCGGGATGAAGAATGGCGGCACAGCTAAGAAAGGCGGCACGATGAAAACGAAAAGCTACGCAAAAGGCGGAGCTACGAAGGCAAAAGGTGCAGCCAAAGGCGGGATGAGGAAGCCGTCAAACAAAAATAGCGGGTTGTACGGTCGATAGGGGTGGCGTACCTCCAAAGTAACATCCCACACTTTAAGGCGTGGGTGAGAAAGGAGTACACGCACAATCACGAGAAATACCACGGCGATTTTGTTCACGCCATGGTTATTGCTGTTACCACGATGCCGACGAGATGTCTAAGTTTTCAGGTGATTTTTACAGGCGCAGAAACCTACGACGACGACGATGAGCCTAACGTGTTAGGTGGCGCGATGTGGGCTAGGATGCCGATTACCGCTCTAGTCGGCGATACGCCATTTGACGAGTGGCCAGAGCCTATGCCTGTCTGGGCTTGTCAGCCTTGGGATTGCTCTAGTCACAATCACGCGGTATACGTTTTGGATCGTGCTACACCGTGTCCTTGGTTAGCCAAGATAGACGGCGAGTTTTACCCTGCCAAATACTATTTCACTGTCGATTATGCTGAAAACGAAATAGCAGACGATCCGGCTCAGCACAAGCAAAGCCATGTTTTAGAATTGCTTGACGCCGGGCCGTGGACAGGCAATATCGTTGCCCTTCCAAATAATCGGGTGCGAGTGACACACCCCGCTTGGTTCGAGGCAGGAGAGGGCGCTCCTGACTTCAAGCCGAGTCAGCATATTCATTACAGCAAATCCGATTTAGACTACACTCTGGACGTGAATCAGGTTTTCGACAACTTATACGCGGAGACGAAAAGTGGCGGTAAGCGGAAGTAAAGATTTTGAATTAGATGTCGCGGACTATGTCGAAGAGGCATTTGAGCGGTGTGGTTTAGAGCTTCGCACAGGTTACGATCTGAAAAGCGCCACGCGCTCGCTGAATTTAATGCTCGCAGAATGGTCAAACCGTGGCTTGAATCAATGGACGGTCAACCAAAAGACCATCACTATGGTAAAAGACACGACCGAGTACACAATTGACTCAACCAATCCCACTGCGACAATTGACGTGCTCGATGTGTTTGTTCGAGAGACGTTAGGCGGTCAGGTTACTGACATTCCGTTGAGTCGGATGTCCAGAGCCGAATACGCCCATGTTTCTACGAAAAGCACAACCGGCAAGCCCAACCAATTTTTGATACAGAAAAAACTGTCACCTTCTGTAACAGTTTGGCCAGCGCCTGACAAAAACAGTGCGTATGTATTGCACCTAAACGTGCTGAGCCGCATGGATGACGCAGATGTTGGTGCCAACACTCTCGAAGTGCCATTCCGGTTTTTCCCTTGTTTAGCAGCGGGATTGGCCTACTACATGGCCCTCAAGCGAGCGCCAGAAAAGGTGCAAATGCTGAAAGCGATGTACGAGGAAGAGTTCACTCGCGCGCTTTCGCAAGACGAAGAACGTGCGAGTTTTAGAGTCGCGCCTGATCTACGCAACTACAACATCGCGTAGTCATGGCTTTTGCAAGCAACAAGCGCGCGTATGGGATCTGTGACATCACAGGCTTTCGATATCGCTTGAAGGACATGAAAAAGACTTGGAATGGTCTGTTAGTCGGTCCTGACCAGTGGTCACCGAAGCATCCGCAGTTGATGAAAAAGCCAACCCCGATTGACCCACAGGCGTTGAAAGAGGCTCGACCCGATCCATCCAGTGATGGCGAAGACGGCACTGTTTTTGCCGTGTACACAAACGTAGGTGATGGTAAATTAGGTACAACTTTGCAAACATTTGCAATCACTGCTAGTGTTGGAACCGTGGAGGTAACCACGTCATGAGCTTCACTTTGGCAACATTGAAATCGACGGTGCAGGATTACTTGCAGGTCAACGAGACGACGTTTAACAACAACCTGAACACGTTTATTACGGAATCTGAGGACCGGATCTTTAAGATGGTCCAGCTACCAGAGCAGCGAAGAAACGTTCAAGGCACAGTGAGTAACAATAATCGGTTTTTGGCAACACCGACTGATTTTTTTGCGCCTTTCTCGTTGGCGGTTATTGACGGCAACAACAAATACCATTACCTAGATTTCAAGCACCCGTCGTTCATCAAGCAATACAGCCCTACGACCACAACAACGGCGTTTCCAAAATACTATTCGCAGTTTGACGATTCAGCGTTTGAGTTGAGTCCGATCCCAGATAGTGGATACACAGTTGAGCTGCACTATTTAGCGAAACCGACTTCGCTTACTGCCGGAGCAGACTCAGGCACAACTCTGTTGAGCACTGAGCATCCTGATCCGCTGTTGTACGGCACGCTAGTAGAAGCCGCTATTTTTCTGAAAGAAGCACCTGACGTGATTGGTAACTTCGAGGCTCGTTTCAAAGAAGGCATTTCTCGGATGAAGAATCTGAGCGAAGGCCGAGGAACCAGAGACGAGTATCGATATGATCTTTTGCGTACTGGTGTGACTTGATGGAAAAAATTGCAGAACTCAAAGGCAAAAAAATAGCAATAATCGGTCTGGGAGCCTCTCAGATTGACTACGTTATCGGCGTCGAAAATAGCAAACAGTGGGATGAGGTCTGGGGCATCAACTCTGCTTTATCTGTTTTCGAGCTAGACCGTGTATTCATGCTCGATCCCGTAAGCCGTTTTCTCGACACAGAGGATGCCGGCAATCAAACCGAAGTGATGCGTCGTGTGTTACCAAACTACACAAAACCGATCTATACCTGTGAGCTTGATGAGCGGGTGCCGGCACTGGTCGAGTATCCGCTCGAAGAGGTCATCAAAGACCAACGCTGTGCTTATATGAACAACACGACTGCGTATGCCTTGGCGTTCGCGCTTTGGAACGAGGTCGGACACATAGACCTATTCGGCATGGACTTCAGCTATAAGCACAATCTACATTTTGCCGAAGCGGGTAGGGCGTGCTTGGAGTTCTGGATTTGCAAGTGTATATCCAGCCAAATCACGGTCGGCGTAAGCCCTCGATCCTCACTGCTCGATCAGAATGTCGGGTTAGAGGAGCGCCTATACGGATACCATCGCCTTGCAAATCCCAAGATAGCTATGCCAGATCCGCAAGGTGAGTGGGTTATATGCGACCGATCAGAACTGGCGTCCATGGTCAAAAAACACAACCTTGAAACGGTCGAAATCCCACGAGCACCGGAGCCGTACAAAGGATGATGGACGACCAAATAGGATTTCAACTTGGCCAAGTCATGGTGTCCACGACCGATAACCGTGGCCATGATGCAGAGTTCTGGGCGACTGAGACAACCAAGAAGATTGTAGGCATATCCTCAGAGGCAGACCCGCATATTCGACAGCAGGCCGAGGCTTTCAGAAACCAAGTTTATACTCTAATATTGCTAGGGATGAAGAGTGCTATCGCCTCTGACCGGGTGACTTTGCAAGGAATGCTTGCAGGTCAAGGCCATGAGGAGATGGCGAAAATAATTAGGGAGCTTTGACATGGCTATCAGTTCTGCAATTCCTACCAGCTTCAAGCAAGAGCTTTTGGTTGGAACCCATAATTTCACAGCGACTTCTGGCAACTCATTTAAGTTGGCGCTTTACACCAGCTCGGCAACTTTGGGCGCAAGCACCACTGCGTTCACAACCACAGGCCAATCCAGCGGGACGAATTATACGTCTGGTGGTTCGACCTTAACTTCAGTGACACCAACGACCTCTGGAACCACGGCGGTGTGTGACTTCTCCGATTTGACATTCTCTAACGCAACAGTTACGGCGCGCGGATGTATGATCTATAACGACACACAGTCTGATAAGGCTTGCGCGGTGATAGATTTTGGCGGGGATAAGACGAGTACGGCTGGCGATTTTACTGTCGTGTTCCCAAGTCCGACTGCGACCGGCGCAATCATCCGACTGGCTTGATAACCCGTGGCGCTGCAAACCCTTGAGTTTCAGCCGGGAGTCAACAAGGAATCGACGGACTACAGCGCAAAAGGCGGCTGGGTAGACGCAAACCTTGTTCGGTTCCGTAAAGGTCGTGTCGAAAAAGTTGGCGGCTGGCTGAAGCTCGGCTCAAATACTTACCTTGGCACAGGCCGTGCTCTGCACTCATGGATTTCGTTGGGCGGCACTCGTTTCCTTGGTGTAGGGACGACGTTCAAGTATTACATCGAAGAAGGGTTTGCGTACAACGATGTGACGCCGATTCGGTCTACGACAAGTGCTGGCGATGTAACCTTCAGCGCCACAGACGGTAGCAGCACAATTACAGTCGCCGACACCAGCCACGGTGCAGTGAGCGGTGATTTCGTAACTTTTAGCGGGGCTGCGACGCTCGGCGGAAACGTGACCGCTGACGTTTTGAACCAAGAATACCAAATTGACCTAGTTACCACGGCAAACGCTTACACGATTACCGCTAAAGACACTAGCGGCGCAACCGTGACAGCTAACAGCAGCGACAGCGGAAACGGTGGCAGCAGCGTTGTTGGCACATATCAAATCAACGTCGGTCTCGACACTTACGTTTCTTCTGCAGGCTGGGGTCTCGGTACTTGGGGTTCGGGTGGCTTTGGCTCTGCGTCTGCGATCAGCGCAGTAAACCAATTACGTCTGTGGACGCACGATAATTTTGGAGAAAACCTGATTATCAATGTGCGGGGTGCAGGCATATACCGATGGCTAGAAAACAACGGCACAAGCACTAGAGCGGTTGAGCTTTCTGGTATAAGCGGTGCGACAGGCGTACCGACAGTTGGTCTGCAGGTCATTACGTCTGAAACTGACCGGCACTTGATCGTCTTAGGCGCAGATCCCTTATCAAGCGGCTCTCGCACTGGCACAGTTGATCCGATGTTGGTCGTGTTCAGCGACTCAGAAAACGAGCTAGATTTCTTGCCCACTGCCACAAACAGCGCCGGCTCTGTCCGATTGTCGAGCGGGTCGTTCATCGTTGGCGGCATCAAGAGCAGACAAGAGATTCTGATTTGGACTGACACGTCTCTCTACTCTATGAACTTCATTGGTCCGCCGCTCACGTTTGCTATCAACCTAGTCAACGAAGGGGCTGGGTTGATTGGGCCAAAGGCCGCAGCGAACGCACCAAACGGCGTGTATTTTGCCAGCAAAACTGGTTTCTATTTCTACAACGGATCAGTGCAAAAGTTGCCCTGTCAAGTGCAAGAGTATGTTTTCAACGACCTAGACCTTGGTCAAGCGTTCAAGTGCCACATGGGTGTGAACTCAGAATATGGCGAGGTGTGGTTCTTTTACCCAAGCATTGAGGACGCGACAGGCGAGGTCTCTCGTTACGTTATTTACAATTACGAGGAGAACCACTGGTCGATTGGCAGCTTGATTCGATACGCATGGCTAGACGCCGGCATCGAGGACCAGCCTTTGGCAACGGCAAAAACGTCAAGCTCCAACTGTGTGTTTGAGCACGAGCAAGGGTATAACGATAACGACTCAGCAATGTCCGGTGTGTTCATCGAGTCAGGCGACCTCGACATCAGCTCAGGAGAAGCGTTTAGCTTTGTGAAACAGATTATCCCTGACATGAAATTTGTGCAGGACACTGGCTCCACTAATACACCAGCTATGAATATCGTGTTGAAGCGTCGAGACTTCCCCGGTCAGTCACTGACGACAGACTCGACTACTCAGGTCACTCCAACAAGCACGTTTAGCAACGTGCGTAGCCGTGCCCGACAAGTTGTTTTTCGTTTTGAGTCCGACGATGACAACACGGCTGACAATCAACTTGGATACAAATGGAGACTTGGCTCTACTAGGATCGACATTCAACCCAGTGGGCGACGTGGGTGAGCAAGATTCTTCAAACGCGATTGCCGTTATCGCAGGGCGAAACGGTGTCGTCGGATGTGTTCAACCGCATGATTCGGGTGTTGGAATTGAACCTTTCAGCGGTCGATATCAACATTTCACCCCACTTTAATGCGACTGAAATCAGTGAACTACAGTTTGCCACTGGGGCCATTATCTTTAATACTACGAATGGGATTCATCAAGCCTTCGATGGTACACAGTTCCGCGACCTGTATAGCCATCAGACGTATCCAACAGGCCAAGCAATTACGAGCGCGGTAGGTGCAGTAACGGTGACGATATCATGAACCAGATGCTACAACAGAGAATCCAAAACCTCATGGGCGACGATCCTATGCCGCCGATGGGTATGCAGGCCGGTGGCGAAGTCGACGCCATGCCTGAAATGATGGCTCCCAACCCAGACGCAGAACTAGCGAGTGCTGCGATCAACGAATTCATGATGGCGGCTGACACCGCTGAGTCCCCCGAAGAAGCGAACATAGCCAAAGCTTTGGCGGAGAAAACTGCAACAGCAGCTCAAGCGCCGATGGCGGATTTGGCCGCAGAGCTTGCAGCCCAAGGGCGTGGCGGTGACTCGGTGCTCGCCCACCTTACACCCGGTGAGGTTGTCCTACCGGCTGAGATGTTTGACGACCCACAGTTTGAAGCAACGGTAGAGAGTAGATTCAACGAACTGGACCTTGACCCAGAGCGGTATGTCGTTGGTATGGGCATCGCCTCACTCAACGCCAACACAGGTCTGGAAGAGTTCTTTCTGAAAAAGGTCGGTAAGTTTTTCAAGAAGGTTGTGAAGAAAGTAGCGCCTTATGCAGGCATTATCGCCGCCCCGTTTACAGGTGGTGCAACAGCCGCACTCATTGGCGGCGTCGGCGGTTTGGCGAGCGGTAAAGGATTGAAAGGCGCTCTAGCTGGCGCAGCCGGCGGTTTCGGTGCGAGTAAATTGTTGAGCGGTATTGGTAGTTTAGCTGGTGCTGCTGGAACCGGCGCGAGCACAGGTGCAAGTACAGGCGGCACGTTCTTTGGTAACTTGCTCAGCGGAGCAAAAAAAATCGGCAGTGGAATCGGCAGTTTGTTCACTGGAAGCCCTTTGCAGCCAAACGCACTAGAACAATATGGGTTGTCAGAAGCCGATCTCGCGCAGATGGGTTACGACCCGAGCTTGTACGGAAGCAAAGACGCAGACCGAAATCCTTTGATGGCTTTTCTGGATGACAAACTTGGGGTTGATCTGAGCGGAAAAGGCTTACTCGGCTCATTGAAAAACATAGGTGGCGGCGAAGGCGGCGGAATCGGTCTTGGCGGGGCAGGGATAGCGGCCCTCCTAGGAAAGCTCGCTTTTGACGAAGCCAAGAACAGAAAAGGCGTTCCTCTTACACCCCTGACGCAAATGGATGCCGCTGGCCGATACAACATCGAGGCAGAGATTGCCAGAAGAATGGGTAAAGAGCGGCCTTCCCCCGTCGAGTTTGGCCTGCTACCGGCGGGGACTCTGCCCCAGCTCAGCGGGGGGAGACCTACACCCAGAAGAGAGCCACTCCCAATAACGGATAGAAAGCCGCTCCCGATAATGGATTTAAAGCCGCTGCCGATAATGGATAGAAGGGTTCGAGACGACGACATACGATATACGTCTGGAGACCGTCTGAACCAAGTGCCTCAAGTCAAACCAGCGGTCATGATGAATGGCGGAATGGTCATGCCGATGCGCTACGCAGAGGGCGGAAACGTAGCCATGGAAGACTTTGAGCGCATGAACGGCGACATCAACGGACCGGGCACTGAAACATCAGACGAAGTGCCAGCGATGCTCTCGGATGGTGAGTTTGTGATGACAGGTCGTGCAGTCAGAGGCGCAGGTGCTTTTGACATGGCCAAAGGCGATGGCGGAATTATCACGTTGACACCAAACAAAGACGAGGATCGTGATCGAGGAACCGCTCTCATGTACGACATGATGGACCTGTTCAGTGATTTCGCAGGCGCGAGGACATAACCATGGTACAAGCGACCACCGAAACACCTAATCAGGCCGTCACTGGGTCTCCAGAGTTACCGTTCGTTGAGTCTATTCAACGCTCCGACCGTCAGCTTGATCCAATCACGCAACAACTATTGTTCGGATTGGCAGGGGAAGGCGGGTTCATACCGGGCGCGTTCAGAGCTGCAGAGCGTGTGTTCTTTGACGATCAAGGCCGTCCGCTCGTCATACCACAAGAGATTGCCGGTCTCACACCGGATCAGATTCGAGCAGCACAACTCGCGCGACAAGCGGTAGGGGTACAGCAACCGTTTATTCAAGAGGCTGCACGAGAGGCAAGGGCAGGCATAGGCGCGCTCGAAGGTGGCCTCACGGACCAAGCGTTAGCACAAGCGCGAGCGTTGCAAGAAATCCAATCGGGTGCGCGCTTTGCACTTGATCAGCGCGACCGAGGCTTGCTGGATGCACTGACCGGCGTCGAGCAAGCACGAGGCAGAGCACTGACCGCAGAGGAACGACTACGGGGTGATTTATCTGACCTAGCTGGGTTCCAGACGGGTGCCGTGGGTCGTTTCGCTCAACAGCTCGGTGAGCAGGAGCGCGTCGGACGTGAGGCTGCAGGCCAGTTTGGCATGGATCTTGCGCGCGCACGCCAACAAGGTCGAAGAGTTTACGACGAGTTTGGGCGTGATATTACAGACGCGGTGGGTATCGGTGCTATCGGGGCCGAAGAGCTTTCACAGGGTTTGCGTGAGTCTGAACGGCTATTGCGCGGCACGACAGGCGAGCTTGATATCGGCGACGCAACGTCGAAGTATTTTGACCCATTTGAAGAGCAAGTCGTACAGCAAAGCATCGAAGACGCGCTCAAAGGGTTGGCACAGTCTGACATCGCTCAAAGAGCAAGGGACATACAAACAGGTGGCGAGTCTGCTTTTGGCTCCAGAGCGCGCCTCACAGCCGCTGAGAGAGCAGAAGCACTAGGGCGTGGGTTGGCGAAAGAAGTCGGCGCATTACGCTCTGCAGGCTTTCAGAGAGCGCAACAAACAGCTATTAGCGAAGACGAGCGAGCGCGACAAGCCGCACGATCTGCAGCGTCCGGCTTGGCGTCACTAGGCGGTCAACGGTATGGCGCGCGCACAGGATTATCAGGCCAGCTATCTCAAGCGGCTCAACAAAAACTCGGTGCAGGATCTGCATTCGGCAACCTGATTCAACAGACCGCGCAACAACAATTGGCCAGCCAGCAGGCACTGGGTCAACAAATGGGTCAGACAGCACAAGCGGGGCTAGGCGCTCAACAACAACTTGCCGGTCAACTAGGTCAGCAAGCACAACAAAGATTCCAAGCCGGCACTGGTCTGGGTCAACAGCTTGGTGCGTTAGGTCAGCAGGCCGCGGGCGCACGAGCACAGGCAGGGCAGCAGGCGATGGGTATTGCAGGCCAACAAGCGGCTCAACTCGGTCAAATAGGACAACAACAGGCTGCAGCAGGTCAGACGCTTCAACAAGCCAGACAGGGCTTCGGTGGCTTCTTGACAGGACTGGGCACACAGGCGCAACAAGCGACTGCTGCAGATGTAGCGCAGCTCACTGGGGTTGGTGCTCAACAACAGCAGCAAAGGCAGCGTGAGCTTGATGCTCAAAGAGCAGGATTACTGCAGGCACAACAAGCGCCACTGGCGCAATATCAAGCGTTGATGCCGTTTGTACAAATGGCACCCTCTGGGTTCAGCCAGACGCAAACTACCTTCACACCGCCGCCTAGCGCATTACAGGCTGGTTTGGGCACAGGTTTATCCACACTAGGTGCCTTGGGTAACTTCTACGGACAACCTCAGAAAGCCGTCTGATGGCCATATCGAGAGCGCAAATGGAAGAGCAGATAAAAGGTTTTGCACCCGGCGGCATCAATAATGTTGATCCGTTTGAGGACGCGACTACGATGCCAACAGACACGACAGATTCGTTTACGTTGTTTGGCATGCCGACTCAAGAAAAAATTACAGAATATAGCGATTTGTTAAAAGCCCTTGGCAGACAAGACGCACGCACTGGCCAGCAGAAGTTTTACGACCTTGCAAGCACAGTGGGTCAAGCAATGTTGACTGCTGATCCAAGAGCTGGCGCGTTTCGGTCGCTCGGACTTGGTTTGGCACAATTCAGTGAGAATGAAAGAAAAAAAAGACGCCAACAAGAGCAGGAAGATCGTGCAATTGCCTTAAAAGCATTTGAGCTGGCAAAAACCGATGAGGACAAGTCTGCAGCTCTGTTGTTTGAGTACCGAAAAGCGAGAGCCAAAAAAATAGGTGAGGCGAAGTTCCGCCAGTATGTTGTGAAAAACCCCGACGGGATTACGGTTCGTAATGAAAAAATCCCATTTGGTGCCACAGTTTTTCTGACTCAGTTCGAGCTGCCGATGTTCTTGCAAGACGTTGAAGAAGAACGCGAGGGTCAAGAATTGACGCCTGTGACCGATTTCGGTCAGGCGACTTATATGAGTCCAGAAGATGCGTTGCAGCAATTTCGCTTAGTGGCCCCAGAGCTGGAAAAATCGAATCCTGCCGAGTTCCAAAGAATCGTCGATAAATTTTCTACGACAGATGAAAACCTCATAGGCAAATCTTTTATCGTGAACCAATCGTACACAGATTTCAGTGTACTTAACGACGCCATGGGAAATCCAATCACGGTCGTGGCCAAGCCTAACAAGGATTATGGCGAAGTGCCGATGGCAGGGTATCGAGAAGCTTCTGAAAAAACTTTGGTAGAAGAGGCGCAAAATTTGCGTCAGTTACGATCTAGTGTCGTACCTGATCTGAAAATGGCGTTGGCCTTACTCTTAGACGGTAAGGCAGAGACTGGTCCGTTCAAGGGACGCATAGCGAATCTCAAATTCACCTTAGCAGATGCTTTCGGCGTAGAAGTCGAGGGAATGGAGGATTTGGAAGTTATACTTTCAATCGCAATGCGACTGGCTCCCACACTAAGGGTCGCTGGGTCAGGGTCAACATCCGACATGGAGTTCAAAGCCATGCTTGCTGGCCTGTTATCAGCGGAAAAAACGACAAAATCGAACTATTTGGCAGCTTATATGCTCGTGCAAAGAGCTGACATTCAAGAGCGCCAATTAGAAATACTCCAAAGTTTGTTGTACGACGATTCTGTTAGAAGCCCTACAGAGATAACAGAGGCCATGAAAGAGGTCGATACCAACCTTTTTGAAATTTATACTGGTGACACAAACGATGAGGATGCTCTCAGAGCATGGACGGACGCGCTGCCTCGCGGTGCGGTTATCAAAAACAACCCGCTTGACCCCTTGTATGTGGACAAAAACGGCCAGCCGATCACCGACGTTTACATAATCAAAGGGATGGATTTTTAATTATGCCGATTCCATTGCCAGATGATTTTTCTCCCTATCAGCCCGACGACAAGCAAGCACCGTTACCAAGTAACGTTGAAGAGAGTTTGGAAACAGGTCTGCACGAAAGTGTTTCTGATTCGTTCCAAGGTGTAATTTCTTATCCCGGCAAGGTATTCGCTGCTGTAAGCGGTCGGGATGCTCCCATCGAATATCCTAATTTGCCCGAAATTACAGATATGCCGAGTGCCGACGTTCCCTCTTTTTTCCGCAGGGTGCTGCCAAACGTCAAGGCCATGTTGACAAGCGACGATTTAGGCAAAACAGAGATTTTCCAAAACGCTTTCCGCGACGATAAAAAATGGGGCGGGGCGTTTGTCGACAAGTTCGGTCTGCCAATTATTATGTGGAACGATATCCCCTATTACGTCAACAAACCCGGTTTCAGCGAGACCGATTTTTCCACATTTTTGGGGGAGGTATCTAAGTATATTCCGGCCAGCCGTTTTGTAGGCGGAGCTAAAACACTGGCAGGCACTGCCGGTCGAGGCGCTCTCGCTTATCCGGCCACTGAGGCAGTTTCAAAGGTTGGCGAAACCATCATAACGCCGAGAACTGTGGCTGCTAGAGATCAAACGTTAGGAGAAACTGCAGGAGAAATAGGCGCTCTTGCTGCTCAAGACGTATTGATAGATGTGACACTACCTAAAGTGCTTAAAGTCACTGGCAAGACAGTTGGTGCTGCCGTTGAGAAAGGCGGCGATGTTACAAAAAATCTAGCACGACGCGCGAAAGAATACTCTCCATTCCCTCGTATCACGCCAGAAATTATAAACCAGTCGCGGTTCCCGCTAACAGTTGGCCAAAAATATAGCCCCATTCAAGACCCGCGAGTAAAGGATTTCACGCCTCAACTCGCGACGGAAGATTTGATACGTTTCGGCAACGCGGACACGAGCGCTCAAGAAACTTTGAAAAATTTTGATCGTGATCAAATGCAAATGATAGAAGACGCTGCAAAGGATTTGCAGAACGAGCTTGGGGTTGGCGTGGTTGCGGAAAATTACTATGAGATCCCTAGAGCTGCTGCAGAGCAAATACAAAAAAGGGTTTCAGATTTAGCCACCAGCAAAGAACAAGAGGCACAATTAATTTACAACGCGCTCAAAGAGGTCGCTGAAGAGACGAAACCTACATTCGGTCCTGAGTCTATTGCAAACATCACCCAGAAGATGATGGATTACGTCACGGTCACAGAGGGGATTTACCCGTCGATTCTGACACAAGACGACGCTTTGAAGCCTGTTTTTGACCTTTTGAAACGCATCAACCGCCAAGCAAAAACTCGCAAGGTTTTTGAAGATCAAACGATAGATCAACTTACTCGGTTTCGCGATAACTTGGGTTTTAAGATCAGCAAAGCTACAGGCGACGACAAAAGAATTTTGACCGGGTTGAAAACTCAGTTGGATGAGGGTATTGACGAAAGCATCACTGCTGGTTTGGTTGGTGGCGATCCTAAATTTATTGATGATATGCGCGCCGCTAACAAGCTTTACAGCGAATACAACTCCCTGTCAGGCGGCCAAGTGATTCCAGCATTGCGAAAACTGCCAGATGCACAAAAAGCGGTCCAAAAAGGTTTGCTTACCTTGTCTCAGGATGGTTACGACACAAACGAAGTGATAAGTCTTTTGTTTGGCAAGAATTTGTTGACCCCAAGAAAGCACATGGGTGCGTTAATTGACGAGCTACAACGAATTTTGCCTGAAGACGAGTTTGCCAGAGTTAAAGGTTTATTACGCGATGGTGTAATGACTCGCGCCTTTGCCGGCACGGGTGGAAACATCACAAGACTATCTATTGCTAAAAACTTCGATCAAGTATTTTCCAATCAAAAAGACATCATCGAACGTTTGTTCACCGCCGATGAAATCAAAAAGGTGAAAGACCTCAAAGACGACGTGTTGCCAACATTAGCTGCCGAGCTTCGCAAAAATGCGAGCGCAACTGGTTATGTGGTGCAAGGGTTCTTACAATCGCTCGGATTACATTCTGTCCCGCAATTTGGCCTAACACCGGAGGCTCGGTTGGGTCGAGCGGCGCTTGAAGAGGGCGCAGAACAATTAACGAAGCGTAAACAAAAAGCCATGGTAACTGACATGATCAGAGGCAAGATTACCGAAATGCGGACGCCTCTTTTGCCAGAAGAAAGCAGGAATTTAATTTTAGGAAATCTCACCGCCGAAGATGTAACGCGAGCGGCTGTGCGTCCAGTATTGCGTGAGGATGAAGAAGATCAAGCAGAGGCTGCACAACAAATGTTTCCTGACGTGGGTGATCGTGCTGATACTCCAGATGCAGATATGCAGGCGCTGGAGGAACGCATCAAGCAAATACAGGATTTGCAAAACCCCCAATCCTCCATCGACATGCCAATCTTCGAGGATCTTCCTATCACCCCCGCAGCGCCGATGGGTGATCCGTCTTTGCTTGGACCGACAGTGCTGCCTCGTGCGGCTGACAGAGAAATCGCTGCACGCAGGTCGGGGATAGCGGGTCTGGTCTAAATGATCTCAGGTTCGGGGATGGCAGGGGTGGCGACGATCATCGCGCCGGCAACGTTGTAGTCGAAGTCATAGCCCATATTCACCTCGCCATCGATCTCAATCATGAGATTGCGGCTCATGAGGCGCATAAGAGCTGCCTGCTGGTGCAAAGTCATACGGGCGAACAACTCCAGCACCTCAGTCGCTTCGAGTACTGGGCGGTAGGTTTGAGGCACTGACGCCTCTTTCTTAAATAGTTTCATGGTCTGCTGCGCGAGCTTTCATCAATAATCAGTTTGTTTTCCTTGTTGATCAGACGTTTAAGCGCCTCAATCTTAGTCCAGCCACGCTCCTCGCAAATACTCTCAAGCACCTGAAACGTCTCATCGTCAACCGCTAGGTTGCGTCGAGGACTACGGCCTTGTGTATTCGTCTTAGGCGATATTTCTGTTTGTTCCATGGGTCAAATCTCTGCTGATTTGTGTTAAATTGTATGCTTGTTTGCAAACGTTAGCAACTCTATGTATCAGCTCAAAAATTATATGCTCTCGATGCAGAGTCATTGGATGATCAATCAGCCGTTGTACACGTCGGTGCAAGAGACACTGCCTGAGATTGCCAGATACCGCGCGCAGCAGGGACGTGAGGATTTGCGCCGCCTGCCGGTAATGGACCACGTTAAAAAAAGCTTTGATGGGGTGTTCAAGGTGCCGCTGTTTCGCCGGCAGTTCTGCAAGATGCTGGTCGAAGAGATCGACCACATGAAGCAAGAAATACCGTTCGAGCCGAATGATCAAGAGGATGTGCTGCGCCAGATCCCTGAGATTGTGCTGAGGGAGCATGTGCCAGAACTCTATAGGTCTATGTGGTTTGTCGTGCAAAACGTCCTCAACCCGATATTCTGGGCCTTGTATCAGCGCAATTGTGCGGATATTGCGTCGATCCAGATTGCCAACTACAACATCAAAGACAAAAAGCAGGGCGCTTGGCATCACGATCACTCGTCCGATATCTCAGTCGTTGTGCCGCTCAACACCAACGATTACAAAGGCGGCGGCACTGAGTTCCACAACTATGGCGTGCTGAACCCTCTGCCGACTGGGCACGCGCTGATCTTTCCCAGCTTTACCAACCTGCATCGAGGACTGCCTGTCGAGTCAGGCGACCGCTACCTGCTTGTGTTCTGGCTCTACGATCAGCAAAGAATCGTTGAGAACATGGAGCTTTGGTCCCAGTAAAAAAGTTATAAATAGTTGCAACTAGTTGTAGACACGGGGGTCACTTTTTGGCATTATATCTGTGTCGGGAGGATGACCCTCCCCACTAACGGAGAAGATGATGGAAAAGCAATGGAAAGCAGAGAATATTAAGTGGTCAATCTACAGCGACACCTCTGGCGAATACGACGACTGGATCAAAGAAAACAAGGTTGATTTTGTACAGGATGGGCGAACTTGGATTGAAGCAATCCCAGACGGCATTTACATGGTCGGTCAGGTCGATGGCCATACCAGCTTGCGTTTAGGCTTCAACGTGTTGGCGCGCCTCAAAACAAAAGTCTCAGTTGTTGATGGTAGAGTGGATATTCAGTCCTGCAAAGAAGCAGTGGCCGAGTTTCTCAACAAGACAGGCGACTGCCACTATTTCATTGAAAAGGTCCATTTCAATCCGAAGAGAAAGACTGTTGAGTTCAGTCTCGGCAGCTAAAGTATAAAAGGAGAAGATGATGAAAAAAGCAACACTAGAAGCCTTTGCAGATGAGTTGACCGACGAGGATTTGGGCAGCTTACTCAATATTGTAAGAGATCGATTGACGGTTTGGGTTTCGTCAGAGTACGACGACTCTATTTGCCCAGCTAATGTCTTAGACGTTCACGCCAATACCGATAGCTCAGGACCGGGCGTTTCTTTACTGCTAGAGGACGAAGATGATGAGTGATACTGATTACAAACTGGTTTGTACCCACGGCGAGACGGAGGGTGAGGAACGAGAAGTATACTCCGGTGATTTCAACGCTATAGCAAAATACTTGCGACTACAGTTGGAATGGGAGTTGGCTTGCGCCTTAGAGGTTATCGAAAACGATCCGACTCAGTGCAAAAACCACATGAAGGCGCGCGCACCTCTGCATGAGGAGTTTACCTCTGCCAAATTTGAGTTACTCGGTCGAGGCGTTTTTGAAAACAAGTGGCAAGCGCGAAGCACTTGGGCTTTGGTTGACTGTGAATAAGGAGAAGATGATGACTTACGAATACAAAGCTGACGATGTGGTTTGGTCTATTTACTCAGACACTAACAGTGACAATGTTGATGACTGGGTAGAAACCAATGAAGTGGGATCAGATGACAGCGGTTGGATTGACCAAATACCAGACGGTATCTACGAAGTAAACCAAAGAAACTACAACAGCAATCGTCGCATAAGCCTCAAAACTAAGGTTCTAGTTTGGAACGGTAAGGTTGACATTCAATCATCGAAAGAAGCTGTAGCCGAGTTCTTGAACAAAACTGGCGATTGGCATTACTTCATTGAGGGAGTCTTGTTTGGCAAAAAGACTACCAAGGTGTTCAACGAAAAAGGTGAACGTGAAGTCGTGCGTACTATTCAATTCGCACTCGGAAGCTAAGCCTGTTTGCAAATAGTTGCAACTAGTTGTAGACACCAAGGGTTATTTTTGAGATACTTTCCTTGTCGGGTAATGGTGCTCGGCAAGAACGGAGAAGATGAAGTAATGAAAATCTGGAACGACATCGAAGTAACTTGGAATCGCGAGTACCGATATTGGGAAATTACGGGCGACAACGTTGAGCGAGATTCTTGGGAATGGTTAGGCCATAGCGACTTGAAGAAACACGCCGTTGAAGACGCAATGATTTACGCATTTGATACTGCGTGTGGTCCAGCTCGAGGTAAGCGAGTTTTAATTTATACCCAGAAGGGCAACCTCGCCAAAACAATAGAGGCCGCGTAAGCGGCCCAAGGAGAAGATGATGGAACTGCACTTTAAGAAACGTGAAATCAACTATCTTTGGCATACGGCTCAAGAAAGTTTTTACCATGAACAATGGCGGCGCTTCGATGTCAGCGGTGATGAAATCTGCCCGACAGAGGGCGGTATGCTGGTTTGGTGTGGACAACAGTACCTCAACGCCAAGATCATTGCTGAGCACTACCGTGCTAACAACGAATCATTGCGCACTTCAATTATGTGGGATGAAGCGATGGAGGGCGAGTGGGTAGTTTGGCTCGACGTGAAATCGATAGACGATCTGTAAAAAAATGAGGACAGAAGGACAGAATAATAAGAGTCAACCCTTTTTGTTTTTCTGTCCTTTCATCCGCTCAGCGTAATCATTGAGCGGTTCCCCATACTTCTTTTCCCACCATATCGCCCAAGAGTATTTACCTGACGGCACAGGCTGTCGGCGTTTACGCCAAGCCATGCGCGCAGACGTAAGCTTGATCTCTTCCGCCCACTGCTGCTCCTGCTCAATAAAGTTCATCAGCGGTAAACTCCACAGGTTCTTGAAGCCCATACGGTTTGAGATCATTACGACCGCGCGCATCCATACCCAACGCCAGTGCCTGCTCATTACGAGCATGGCCATACTGGATGGCCTCGTCGCTCAGCGTGTACACGCCAAAGGGATACGGGTGCATCTTCTCCTGCGCCAAGAAGTAAAACTTCTCTGCCGGCAAGCCCACAAAATCGCACGCAGCGAGATAAAAAGCAGCCTGCTGGTAATACTTGAATTGATTGATTGCGACTCTGAAGCCGCGGGGTGAAGCGTCTCGACACGTCTTGAGATCCCATACGTCGGTGCCTGTGTACCAGTCAAGCTTGGCTTTACACGGCTGACCGCACCAGTTAAACACCAGCGTCAGCTCGACTCGATGATCGTCCGTAGGAATGTAATCGGACACTACCGCCCTGCGTTCCATGCAAACGTCGTACATATCCTGCTTGCAGGGTGTACGGTCGCCTAAGTCCTCCAGCCATTCCGCATACTCCGCTTTACCAGCTTTGGTGCGGCGGTCAACTGGCGGCTCAATAGCGAACTCGTCAAAGAACTTGTGGTGCTCCAAAAACACAGTGTGCTGCACGCGCCCCTCTAAAAGCGCGGGCGACTCTTTGATTTCACGCTGGTGCTTCCATGTGTATGGACACTTGATCAGCGTAGTCAGGTCGTGTGAGCGCCATGCAGGTATGCTGGCATAAGTAGGATAATCGAGATCCTCGTAGATCCCCGGCTTAAACTCCATCTTGGCTTGGCGCTTCAACGATATCGACGCCCCTAAAATCTGGCCCGAAATGCTTACGGGTCTCAGCCATTGCCTTTTCTCTTGCCTCCTCGATTGAGTCGGCCTCCACTTTGATGTACTTGACCGAGGTAATCAGCACCTCTAGGTCAAAGCTTTTTTTTGGCTTTACTAGTTCCATAACTTCTCCAAATTAGTCCCGCCTTTTAGTCACGCGGACGGGAACGCGCTGGAGGGCGTGATGAAGACCCTGACTAATCACAAACCAGCGACAACCCCAGCAAGGAAGCCAACTACGAAGACTGAAATCATCGCCCAGCTTGTGAACCGTGGGACGCTTAGCCAAGCAATCCCTTCATCCCTGTTGATCTTTTCGAGGATCATCGCCTCGCGAGTACCTGAGATACCAAATACCCTTCTTTTTATCTTCATTAGCATCATCTTTTTTCCCTTGTCTCCAAACATATTTAAACGCTGCAATCTCAGCGTACTCCTGTACCCGCTTCTTGCCAAACGCACTCACCATGGCATCGATGCACTCGACATCGCCCGACTTGTAATGTGCCGGGCTGTTTACCATGTCTGGGTTTTTGCGCGGTCTACCTCGCTTAGCCATTAGAACGGTATGTCTTCTTCAAAGTCATCTTCGATCACCTGAGCTGCAGGTGCCGCTTTTGCAACCGCTGTAGGTTTACTTGCCGATTTAGTTATCGCAGCCTGCATCTCAAAGCATGGCTCAACTTGCTCTTTGTTTGGCTCGTCACACCCTGCAATTTTCCATTTCACAAAAACGGGTAGATCCTCAAAAATGTCACACGCCTTTTTGCTTTTCTCGCTCGACTTGCCGATAAACTCATCGATGTAGTCCTCAAGATCAAAGATCGTTTGCTCGTTTTCGGTCTGGACCTTTTTCGGTCCGCCGTCCGCACAATACACACCCGTAACCTTGTCTTTACCGCCAGATGTGCGTCCCACACTTATTTTGCAGGACACTCCTACAATCTTCGTCAAATCGAAGCTTGCCAGCTCTGCGGGGGTAAATTCGTCGTTTCGCCACGCTTGCAAATCTCTGCGTAAGCTTGCTTGTTCATGCAAACTGAGCCGGTACTCTTTGAACACAGACATTGGGCGGTCGTCCTCAGTGCGCGTCTTGGGCAGCTCCCACCAGATAAAGATCGAGTGTTGCTTTTCTTTTGCACCCTGAAATTCATTCCAGTTTGTACCTGCATCCACAAGTTTATAACAAATTGCATCATGCATACCCGTAGGCACAGGCACATATTCGTAATCACCGCCGCCGGTGTCGCTTGCAAGTATCGCCATCGCTTTTTTCCTATTGCTCGTTTATAACGGTTTGGAGTATATTGCAAACCTTTGTAATTTCGCAAGCGGGAAAAGTTGATGAGCTTAAAAAAGATAAGAAGCGGATCGAGCAAAGATATGTCTCGACCGCTGTCGGGCAATTTGCGCGAAAGTTTCATCGATTTCCTTGCAGACCACAACATGGAGTTTGACCCAAAAGAAGGGCTGGTCGAGCACGGCAGGGGCAAAGCGTGGAGCGCCTACGGTGGCCGACAGCGCAAGGACAAGGGGTGGTATCTGCTGTTCCTGCATCAAGAAAGCCCTCTGGGCTTGTGCTTTGACTGGCGAGAAGGTGATCGTCCTCTCGCTCGATGGTCGCCTGACGGGCGTGAGGATCTCACAGAGGAAGAGCGCCAACGAGAGCGCGAACTGATTGAGCAGGCTCGTGCAGAGTACTTGGCAGTGCTCGCTGAGCAGCACAAAGAAAAGGCGAGAGAGTGTAGGCAGATATGGAAGCACGCTGCAGAAGTCGATGACCATCCATACTTACAACGCAAACAAGTGCCCAACCATGGGCTGAAGTTATCCACAGGCCCAGACTTCGAGGGCTATCTGATCCTGCCTTACAGGGATGAAACGAAGCAGATCGTCACCCTATCCTACATCCCTGCACAACCCGGCGAACAAAAGTGGTGGCATAAAGGGGCCAAGCGTAAAGGCACCTACGCGCTGATCGGTGCGGACCTGCTGCAAGAGCCGACTCGCATCAACTACGTTGAAGGCTACGCAACAGGCGCGAGCTGGTTTGAGCATCACAACAAAGAAGAGCCAGTGGTCATTACAGGGGACGCTAACGGCATGATCGATGTGCCCAAAATTTTTGCGGAGTGGTATCCCGACGCAACCCACGTCTTTATTGCGGACAACGACAAGAACGAAACGGGCCAGAAGGCTGCAGAGAAGGGCGCAAACGAGGTCAAGCTGCGCGGTGGCAACGCTGAGGTCATCGTACCCGGTGAGACAGGCCAAGACTTTAACGATGTGGTTATCGAGGGTGAGGTCGTCAACAAAGACTTTCGCGAGCAGGCGGTCAGTGTGGACTACACGCGCAACAGCTCAGGGCGAGTGATGCAGACCAAAGAGAATTACGAGGCGGTCCTGCAGAAAAACGAAATCGACGTTGCTTACAATGTGATCAAGAAAGAGATGGAAATAGATATCCCAGAGATGTCGTTCATCAACGATCTGCAGGAGGACGCGGTGCTCGCAGAGATCGAGAACCGCTGCATACTCGACATGGTGCCCCACGACCGCATGAGGACCAATCTCCCCCTGCTCGCACGAGAACACAACCCGGTCAAAGACTGGATCGAGAGCTACGTTTGGGACGGTACGCCGCGCATACAGGCGCTACTCGATACGATAGACGCTGAAGACAACGCACTCAAAGAGATGCTGATGCGCAAATGGCTGGCGGGGTGCGCAGCGGTCGCCTGCCTACCTGAAGGCGCAAACCTAGAGGGTGTACTGATCTTCATCGGTCGCCAAGCCTTGGGTAAAACCCAGTGGATGAAGTCTTTAGCGCCGAACAGAGACTGGCTGCTCGAAGGCGCAACACTGAACCCCAGCGATAAGGACAGTGTGAAGCATTGTGTGAGCCACTGGATTGTAGAGCTGGGGGAACTGGGCAGCACGTTCAAAAAGGCCGACATCGACCAGCTCAAAGCGTTCCTGACTAAATCCAAAGATGAGCTGCGCTTACCCTACGGTCGCACCTTCTCACGTTATCAGCGACGTACAGCGTTCTATGGCTCAGTTAACGAACGCGAAATACTGGTGGACCCAACAGGCAACAGGCGATTCTGGATCGTGCATGTCAACAACATAAATTTTCAACACGGGATCGATATGCAGCAGCTCTGGGCAGAGGTCTTGCACGGGGTGTATCGAGGCGAGCAGACATGGTTTCTCACCAGCGAAGAGCGAGAGCGCCTGCAGGTCAGTAACGAGATGTCGCGCACTCAAAGTGCGGTGGAAGACCTGTTGCTGCAGCAAGTGAACTTCGACGGGCTGAACACCAAACCCGTGCAAATGGCAAAACTTTTGAGCGACTTGGGGGTGAAATCACCGAGAATGGCGGACTACAAAGAGGCGAGTCGCATCCTGCAGGAGCGTGGAATTAAGCCGAGAAAGTCACACGGGAAGAAGATTTACGACATTGAGTACGAATCTTTAGATACCCCGACCTCACCCCACTATACCCCCGATTTTTAAATGGGGTATAGCACTGTACCCCCTATACCCCCGACGCGAAACTCGCAAACCCCCGTCACAGCTACCTCTCCGCGATGGGGGGGGTGGGGTATAGTAATTCTAATCTTTATTATATATATATTAATAAGGGTATTACGCCCTTGTATTGGCCCTAAAAGGGCTGTATTGCTACACCCTAGAGTATAAGGTCAAAAAAGGGCACCCCACCCCACCCCATGTAGGAGAGGCAAATGTTTCAGTATGATCACGGTCAATCGGATCTTTTCAACTTTACCCAATGGCGGTATGCAAATGAGAGCGAGCGAGAAGTCTGGGGACAGCGTAGACTTAGCGACGACGAGGCGGAGATATTGTTCCAACAACTCAAGGTGAGCGGATGGCTGAGAAAGCAATCACAAAAGCAAAACGTGGACGACCTCGAAAGAACAGACCTCAACTGACCGAAGTTCCGAGCCAGTTCGAGGAGAACGAAGAATTTGGCATAACGGAGATGCAGAGCGCCTTCGTATTTTTTTATACCGAAGGCGCGTGCGGACAAACAGAGGCGGCGAGAAAAGCAGGCTTTAGTTTTCCTGCAGCCGCTGCGAGCAAAATGCTCAACGGCAAAGACTTCCCGAACGTGACCAGAGCGGTGAGAGTCGCTCAAGACGAGATGCGGGAGAAGTATGCCATCACGCCTGAAAAGACGGGTGGGATGCTGTGGAAGATCGCAGAGACGAGTTTCGAGAACGGCGCGTACAACGCAGCGGTGAGCGCCATCAAAGAATTGAACCAGCTTGCAGGCTTGACGATCCATCGCAGCCAGAACCTAAACATCAACGCGAACATCGATCAGATGACCAAGGACGACATCAAGTCGAGGCTGAACCAACTGCTGGGCGTGCAAGACTCGCTCGATCCGAAGGATCGGTGACAGGAGCGGAAAGTGGGGAAGGGCAAACAACTTGCCCCAGCCCCTCCCCTTCTCCAGACCCCAAAATCGTCGAAAAATCCAAAAATCACTTAAGTTATTGATTTTGTTGTAAATTTTTGCAAATAGCTGCAACTTTTTGCACATCAACAAAGGTCGCCCCGTGCTCACGGGAGTAACCGCCCCACCGCTGATCCCCAGCGCGACACGCAAACAACGCGCACGAGCGCCGTAGTGCGCGCCTGCCGCACGCAGCGCATGTATCAATGGGTCTCTATGGGTCCAGAAAACGGGCCTGAAATCGCGTGTATGACGCACCCCCGTACCCCCCTGTGTGCGAGCCGCGCGGTCGCGCATAGCTATAGCTGAGTTTGGTACATTCACAGCGCAAAAAATCTCAACGGAAAGGAAGGAACCCCCAGAACCATCGGCAGGAGTGGCCGATTGCGGGGCGGCAATGGGGATTCCTTGGTTGAGTCGGCGTGGAAACATCACCGCTCGCTGGTGTTTCTATCACATTCCGCTAGTATCCGCGAATGGCTGACTCTAGGAACAAGGGTGCCGCGTTCGAGCGCGACATCTGCAAGCGCCTTAACACGTTTTTTGTGGACGAGGGTATTGATTTGTCCGTAAAGCGTAATTTGGACCAGTATCAGGCTAAAGATTTGTGTGACATTGAGCTACCCGGCTTCGCGATTGAGTGTAAGGCGTATAAGTCTGGCTGGTGGCATCTCACCGCTTGGTGGGATCAGGTGTGTGAGGCGTGTGGTGATAAGACACCCATACTGGTTTGGAAATTCAACAACAAACCTATCCGCGTGACGTTACCCCTACACGCCATAAATCAGCACTTGCCGGCAAATAATTCCTCGATAGCGGTAATTACTTTTGAAACTTGGCTTGATATGCTCCGCCGAGACTTTGATTTTATGAGGCCAACCCGTGACATCGCGTGATATAGACCTTTTCAGTGCTGAAAGCATGTTCCGAGATCCGGTTTATGAGGATCTTGGTTACACCTTTGATCCTGAGCGCAACGAATACTTTGAAATTATAGACCATCCAGAGTATGGGAGGGTCAGGTCATACATTCCTCCGAGAGACATTGCCGATCAAATTTTCAAAGGGCGGCGATACGGCTTGGTGACAGAGTTAGACGATAGTCCGTATAGCAAGCCGGGTGATTTGGCGTTTCAAAGAAGAATGGACTTGATGGCTGAAAGCGCAGAAAAACGGCGTGCAGAAGAAGCTGCGAGAAGCGCAGAACGGATGAGTCCAGAAGAGCGAAAAAGAAGAGAAAAACAGGCAGAAGATGCGTTTGAGAAAAGCGGTATGGCAATAAAATTGCAAAAAGGCCGAGGTTATCAAGCAGGCGGTGCGGTGAGCGATATAGACATTTTTGAAGAAACTAGGCGCATGATCCGCGACGATCAAACGCCCATGATGCCCACGGTGACGAATGAGCAGCCTATGTTTGGGATGCCCAGTCAGGATGTGCGATCTAGTCAAAATCTGGGGCGCGGAGCTAGAGAGTCGATATCTGTCTCTGGGACTCCCGGCATTGATCAGGTTTTTACGCAGATTATGACCAGTCCTGACTTTCGCTCGATTGTGCGGGTAGAAGATTTGCCTCCTGAGAACTTACAGCAGTCAAAAGAGATCTTTGGATACCTGATGAAGCGCGACGGCATCGATAAGGCGGTGCAATATCTGGTCGATACCTTTGGCAAGGCGTCTATGTTCCCGATTGAGAAGAGTTTAGGGCCAGATCCGCGCACGCAGAGAGTGATGGGCATGGAGAAAAGCCGCATGTCTAGCGATGGCGGGGACGCATTTGCTAGAGCGAAAGCCAGAGCGTTTGCACAAGGCTCTTCTAAAAGCTCTGCTAAAGGCCTTTCTAAAGGCGCAGATCGTATGTCAGGCGGCATTGGTTCGTTGATGCAGTAGATGAACACCCGCGACGTAGACATCTTTGGCTACAGCCTCGGCGGTTCTGTCGGTGAAATGATGAATCCGGTGGAGCGGGAGTTGCCGCCCATGCCGAGTATGCCGACGATGAAGGATGTGCGTCGTGCGATTCGCATGATCGAGTCGCCAGCGTTGAATGCGCTCGGTGTTCCAGACGAGGACATCGAATGGGCCGCTAATATCGGTGAAAAGCTTTATCCCGGCGAGGGACTTGATGGCCGCGGTGATGCAGCTCGCCATCTTGCGTTGGGCGCACTGCTTTCGCGCTCTGACGATCCTGAAATTGCAAAATTTTTAGGTGACGCGAGGGAGTCCATCGATTTTTCTGGCGGCAAGATGGATAAATTCAACAATCGGCTAGGTATGCAGCTTTCGGGAACGAATGAAGAGCTGGAAGAGCAGATTGTGCGGCTGATTGAGTCGGGTAACGCTGAATTTTACGACTTGAAAGACAGTGTGCGCCGTCGTGGGTATCAAGACGGTGGAATTGTAGAATTATTACGGCAACGCGACCGTTTTGAAGACCCTCTAGAGCGCCTCACTCAGCCTATACGCGCTGATTTGGGTCCGCTACAGATGGCTATACCCCAAGAAGAGGGCTTGCGACAGCGAGCAGAGCGCGTTTTAGCGGGTTTGATGGGCGATGAGCGCGAAGATTTTAGGCGCGCCGAAAAAGCTTTGATGGCAGCGGACGTTTTGCCCGTGTTGGGGGATGTCGGAGCTGCTGCTGATGTTAGAGATGCACTCAGCGAAGATGATTTGCTGGGTGCGGGGATTGCGGCGATTAGTTTTGTGCCGGTTGTAGGTGGGATGGCGTCGAAAGCATTTAGGGGGTCCGCGGATTCTATAGGCCCGAAGAGCTTGGATAGACAGCGAGGGTCGATTGGAGTGGAATCAGAGGGAGGAATCCCGTCGTTGCTTGAGATTGAGGAATTTGATCCGCGGTTTGATCCGCGGGTGAAGGAACAAGACAAGTTGTTAGCCACGACTGCGAGGATACTCAAAAAAGATAATGTTGCGGACAAGCCAACGCTTGCTTTGAGCGAGTTGGAAGGCCGCGGGTTTGTGACGACGATGTCCGACCGCACAGCCGCAGGCGGTCGAGTCATGGCGATCAATGAAGTGCCGTTGTATCGCATGGTCGATTTGCGTGGCGGTCAAGATTTTATGTTTGAGAACCCAAACAAGGTTTGGGCCAGTGCTAAGAAGCCAGCCAGAGAGATTCTCGAAGCGGCCCAAGTCGTGAAAAAAGAAACAGGTAAGGACGCCTTGTACATCCCGTGGCGTATGTCTCCGTCAGGTGGGGATTTCAGCACGATCACGGGCGAGTTGATGTTGGGGTACGCCTCGGCAAATATGGGTAAGGGCGCGAAAAAAAGTCTCAACTCAAAACTACGAAAAATAATTCCTGATTGGGACAGTGTTGATAATCCTGATTCGGTGGCGTTGTGGCGAGCTACTCCTGACTCGAAACGCAAACAAGCCATGAAGATGATGGACGTGAACTTTCGCGACAAAGGCGGATTGTCGATAGGGGCCGCACGATTGATCAATACGGACCCAATTCAAAGAACGGCTAGAGATGCCGGCATACAAAATGTCGGTAGAGTGTTTTCAGACCAACCCATATCAAAATCGGATCATCCCGCCTACCCGTTTGCGGTAGCTGGAGAGGGTATGGGTGTTTTACGTCGCGCAGACGAGGCCACAGTTTTTGATTTGTTGCCTGAAGCACGACTGGGCGAGGCTCAAGTTCCCGTGAAAGATCCGTCGAAACCGACCACTGAAGAAAAAAGATCGTTACAGATGAAAGCTTACAGTGGCACGATTACGGAAAACATCTTGCGACGTATGGAAGAGCGAGGCGTTAACGTCAACTCTTTCGTTGGGTTGGCCCCCGGTGCGATAGTTTTTGCTTTGACTTCGTCGGGCGTCATTACCCCCGAAGAAGCGAGCGCAGGAGGGATTCAACAATTCGCGGAGGACGTAGAAAGCGTCACTGATCAAAAGGCTTTGTCAGGCATCGGCTCGATCTAGCTTCCGCGCCTCTTTCCACATCCGAATAATGTAATCCGCTTCAGGTCCAGCGTCGTGCTCTGTATCGAGCACATGCTTGAACAGGCGTTTGGCTTTCGGTGAATCCATCATGTGCTGCATTCGGAATGCGGCCACGTCGAGTGTCTCAAAGTATTTATCCATCGCTTTTTCTCCTAGCTCTGGGCGCAGGCTTTTTGGCCAGTGCGTCTCTGATCTCGGTCAGCAGCCGCTCGATACTGGCGAGGTAGTCGATCAGAACCTCTGCGTCGTCACCCTCGACCTCTACGGTTATTTTTTTGCTCACAGTCCCTCCAGAGCTTTTTCTACGTTTTCGTTCGCTAAGAATGTTTCATGTGAAACAGTGATCAAGTCTTCTCGATCCAGCGCCTTAGCTTTGGCTTTGATTGCATCAAATGATTCTTTGCCGGCTAACCACGCACGGTGATCGTCACTGTATTCATAGAACCAGTCGTGTTTGATGAGCATCTTTTTCAGACGCTCTGTTTCATATTCTCGGTTATCCATGTCTCGCTCTCGGTTCAAGGTTTTCTTTCTGATGATGGCTCGATTTCATTTCTTGGTTTTCTCTACGTCTTTGGCTCGCTTCGATTGCCGGGTTTTCTAACACACTGTGGCTCGCTCGAATCTTATGATTTTCTTAAAACCTGTGGCTCGCTCAAATTTATCGGTTTTCTTCCTATCTATGGCTCGCTCCGTCCCATTGGTTTTCTTTCGTTCGATGGCTCGCTCCTCCGCAGTGGTTTTCTCCTCTATGATGGCTCGCTCGCGTATCTTGGGTTTCTTATTGGCTATGGCTCGCTGTATGTTTCTGGTGTTCTAACACCCTCTGGCTCGCTTTGTAAGGACGGGTTGCTATGTCCTTCTGGCTCGCTTGTTCCTCCCGGTTGTCTAGTCCGTGATGGCTCGCTTTGAAACGTTGGTTTTCTATATTTTCTCGGCTCGCTCTTGCACCTTGGTTTTCTTCATTCGTCTGGCTCGCTCTCTTCCGCTGGTTTTCTGTCTGCAAATGGCTCGCTAGGCTGATATGGGTTTCTTTGAACGCCCGGCTCGCTCACATCGGCTGGTTTTCTACTTTTCCATGGCTCGCTTTTGATTCCCGGTTTTCTTTGCCTTTCCGGCTCGCTTTTGAATTCTGGTTTCATAATTCTGCTTGGCTCGCTTTAGGGTCTTGGTTTTCTAAAAGTTAATGGCTCGCTCTTTCACCATGGTTTTCTTATAAAGTATGGCTCGCTGGGCTTCTTTGGTTTTCTAAATACTCCTGACTCGCTTCATACGGCTGGTTTTCTCGCCTCGCATGACTCGCTTCATCACTCTGGTTTTCTATCCCTGACTGGCTCGCTTTATGTCTCTGGTTTTCTAAATGCCAATGGCTCGCTATCCATCCGTGGTTTTCTTTCGGCCTATGGCTCGCTTTCCAAACGTGGTTTCCTAGACACTTTTGGCTCGCTATTGCTCTTTGGTTTTCTCCCGCCATCTGGCTCAAGCAACCTTGTGATTGATCCCAAGCTTACCCTTGGAGTATTCGTCAGCAACCGGCAACCCTTCAAGCTTACGCCATGCGACATACAAATCCGTTAGGAATCGTTTGACGGTGTAGCGGATTGCCATGTTATTAAGGTGCGCCTTGCTCTTTTCAGAGTGTGCCGGCATGTGCGTGATGCGGTGCTTATAGTTGTCGTATATGTCGCGGTATGGCCCTTTGGTTTTGACAAAGGACGATCCCAACACGCCGATTAGTTTGGTTTTCAGAAACGGGTTGAACGAAATACCTTTCTTGGTTTGTTCGTTTCCGTCCGCATCGATATACGTCGAGTCCACCAGATGCTCTTTGACCCGCGACCGACCTTTACCGCTGACCACATCGAGTCCTGCATATTTGTGCAGTGAGCTTGGATACTCCGCTTTGTGAATATCAAAGCCTGAGATAATGACCGCGGCCATGGTCGGCCCTACCCCAGTCACGCCTTCCAAGAACGTGCGGTAAATCGGAAAGTTATTTATCGAATATTCGATTTGTCTGAACGCTGATTTTTCAGCCGCATACAGATCGACGTACTGCTGCACCAGAGAGAACTCGCTGTACTCGCTGATCAGACCGTCCTGCTTGAACCGTCTGGGAGTCATGCTGGTAACGCCATCGGTAATTTTCTTGTAGCTCACCCGCAGGTTGGCTAACAAGAGTTTTGCGTCGGCGTCGAGCGTGTCCTCTGACTGACTCGGCTCCTGACCGATTTTGATCTTGAAGTTGGCAACGATGTTGTTGCCCACGCGGATGCGGGTCTTCTGCATAGAATAGAACCCGTTGACCGCTGCCTTTAACATTTGTTGTTGTGAATTGCTCATCATTTCTCCTTGCCGCTTACGCGGCTTGTTGGTTTTGGATATAGGGATTGACTAGCGTGCGCCGTAGCTCACGATATATTGTTTTGAACGCATCGCCATGTGCTTTGCGGTAGGTCTTTTTGAGGTATCGAGTTTGCGGCCCGTACAACATTTGAATATGGTGCGCAACCTCGTGCGCTACGACCGCGAGCAAGACCAGCTCTTTGTCGGTCGTCTCGAACTCGCCAATGACCGGATCGTTTGCAAACGAGTCGTATTCGTGCAGGAGGTACCAAGGCTCTGGGCGACTGATGCCAATGCGCTTAGGTTTTCTCAGATACCGCACATCGATATCGATACCGCTCGCGCTGCCGTAACAACGTTGGCTGCGATACTTGGTGCGGACGTGCAGTCGCTTCAGAGCTTCAGCGTACACGACAGGCTTGCCGCGATACTCGATCTCGTGCTGCTTCTTACAGATTTCCCGCAGGCATTGTTTAGCAAACTTCACGACGAGCTTGTGCTCGTCGGGTTTGACGTTGGGGCCACGCTTGGAACGTATGGTCATTACAAGTACCTCACATAACGAAGCTCAGACTTTTCTAGCTTCTTGCGGCCAAGGCCGGGGAATCGGGCGAAGGTGAACTTGGGCGTCTCTTTGTAGATCCAGCCGTTGTAAACACCGTCACCGTTATGATACGCGATAGGCGTAAAGCCTCGGTTCTTGACCTTGCGCGTTGTTGGGTTTTTGATTTGCGATACATCTCTCATCACGTTCTCCTTTTTGTTGAAACGTGCGACTAGTATAACAGATGTACAGATGATTGCAACTATTGTTAAACAGTTGTGTATGCCGTACAATCAAGTTTTTAACGGAGGCCAACATGACAATTAGACCAGTAAAGCAAATCAGGAACATCTACGGGTATGTTCGCGTGTCTACGCAAGAACAAGTTAGATCAGGGGTTTCGCTCCGCCAGCAGCAGGATGCGATCAGTTCGTTTGTGCAGGAGAAGTACAACCGCGAGGTTGACGAGTTCTTTATTGATGACGGTGTGAGCGGCACCCGCCCGATATTAGAACGAACCGGCTCCAAAGAATTGACTGACGCCATCGATGAATATGACGTGGTGATCTGCACCCGACTGGACCGACTGTCTCGTACCGCCAACGATCTTCTTAACACGATCCCTCACCTCGAAGATGCCGGCGTAACGCTTTTCTTCTGTGAGCAGTTTGGTGATGTGCCGATTTGTTACCCCAAGGCCAAAGATGGCAAGGGTCTGCGAAACCGTTTCGACATGAATGACATGGCCAATAAGATCATGCTGATGGTTTTGTCAGCGGTCGCAGAGATTGAGCACGCGACCATCAAGGACCGTTTTGCAGAGGGCAAGATCGATTGGGCTGGTCGCGGTTACTTTATCGGCGGCACTCCTCCCTATGGCTACAAAGTCGAAGAGGAGCAGCACGGGAACAAAACGCGCAAGAAGCTCGTGCCGATTGAAGAGGAACAGAAGGTTCTCAAAATTATTTATGCACTCGCAGATCGAGGCAAACGTGCAAAAGCCATCGCCAGCGAGCTGCACTCTTTTCACGGTGTGGAGCTGAAGTACCATAAGATTCAAAAGATTTTAGCGCGTAAAGTTCAGGGTATCCCTGACGCGGCTTAATTATTATCATGAAGGCTTCCATTAGGAGGCCAACATGACAGCGATTGAAAACATACAAGAAACGATCCGCGTGCTTGAGGCTTCGTTGGCCACTGATTTTCTGACCGATAGCGTGCGAGAGATCATGACCCGAAGCGTGGCTATGCTCAAAGAAGCAGAAACGGAACTCGGTGGCTAAGCAGGCTCAGCAGCCCGTTCAAAGTGAAAAAGAACACGCGGAATGGGTAAAGCAGCAGCAAGACAAGAGTCATAACCAGTAGGTCGCTATGGCAAATATTAACGGATGGGGCAGAGGCACTTGGGGCGAAGGCGCTTGGAACGAAGTCCTGCCCGTCGAGCCTACTGGTCAAGCGGCCAGCTCTGGCGTTGGCTCTCTTTCTGTTACGGGCAAAGCTAATTTTACCCCCACAGGTCAAGCGGCCACTGCTGGAGTAGGCGCACCGACAGTAGCCGCAGGAGCGACCGTCACTGTCACTGGGCTTGCGATCACGTCTGGTCTGAGCACTGCGTTGACGGTAACCGGCAAGGCGAACGTCACGCCTACGGGTCAGGCCGCTACCGCTGGAGTCGGCGCACCCACAACGACCGCTGCTGCGAATGTCAGTCCCACAGGTCAAGGGGCCACCAGTGCAGTCGGCGCTGTCACCACTCAAGCGAAAGCAAACGTCAGTCCAACGGGTCAGGCGATTACTGCCGGCGTGGGCGCGTCCACCGTTGTTGCGAAGGCAAACATCACACCCACTGGTCAAGGGGCAACTGCCGGCGTCGGCAGCATACAGATTGTCGCTGCAGCGATCATCGACGTGCCCGTTATCAGTGGCGTGTCCGCTGGAGTTGGGTCACCCACCACTGCCGCCGCTGCAAATGTCTCGGTTACAGGTCAGGGAGCGACCTCTGCCGTAGGCGCTTTGACGGTCAACGCTGCCGGCAGTGTGACGGCAGACGGGCAAGGGATTACGTCTGGCGTTGGGTCGCCGACTACTGTCGCAGGGTCGATTGTTCAGGTCACAGGTCAGCAAATTACCTCTGCCTTGGCGGATGTTCTTGTCTGGGCAGAGATAGACACATCCCAGACTCCAAACTATAGTAACGTCGATGACAGTCAGACACCCGGTTTCTCGACCATCAGCACAAGTCAGACGCCGGGGTATACAGATATTGAAGCGGCATAGCGTCGAGGAAGCAACATGGCAACATTCGTAAACGATCTGAGGCTCACAGAACTCGCCACCGGGGAAGGCTCAGGAACGTGGGGCACAACCACTAACACAAACCTTGAGTTGATTGCTGAAGCATTTTCTTTTGGCACAGAGGCAATTACCACAAATGCAGACACGCACACTACTACTATTGCTGATGGTTCTACTGACGCTGGGCGCAGTATTTTCCTCAAGTACACTGGCACTTTAGATTCAACCTGTACGATTACTATTGGCCCGAATACGGTCAGCAAGCTCTGGCTTATAGAAAATGCAACAAGCGGCTCACAGAGTATAATCGTTAGCCAAGGTTCGGGAGCGAATATCACCATCCCCAATGGCCAGACCAAAGCCATCTATTCGGATGGGGCGGGAAGTGGCGGTGCGATGGTTGATGCCTTTCAAGACCTGTCTATTCCTGATCTGTTCATTGACGATGACCTGACAATCGGCGATGACCTTGTGTTTTCTTCTGACAGCGCAGTCATCACCTTCGGTGCAGATGGCGACACTACGCTCACGCACACAGATGGATCTGGTTTAACGCTGAACAGCACCAACAAGTTGATGTTCAATGACGCGAGCCAGTTCATTCAAGGCTCAAGTGCTACGGTTTTGTCGCTCGGTGCAACTGATGAAATTGATCTGACTGCTACCGCTATTGATGTAAACGGAACCATTGATGTCAGCGGTAACGCTACCTTGGGTGGCACTCTGGGTGTGACCGGAGCGGTTACAGCTGATGCTGGTATCTCCATAGACAACATCACGATTGATGGCACAGAGATTGATCTGTCTTCTGGAAACCTCACACTGGATGTAGCGGGTAACATCATCCTTGATGCGGACGGGGGCGATATAAACCTTCTGGATGGGGGTACTCAGTTTGGACAACTGAAAAACTCAAGCTCAGATTTTGTTGTTAAATCAATTATCAACAACCAAGACTTAATTTTTCAAGGTGTTGATGGTGGCTCTGGAATAACAGCCCTAACCCTTGATATGTCAGATGCGGGTGCGGCTGCGTTCAACGCTGGAGCTACGTTTGGCGGCAACCTAAGTTTAGCAAAAGGCAGTAGAACCTTAGACATCAAGTTGGAGGATAGTGCCGCAACTGGTGATGTTGGGGTTCAACTGCGTGCAGGATCAGGAGATTTTCTTGGCATAGCGGCGGGTGGTGGCACAGGCGTCGGCATTGTGCTTGATTCATCAAATAACGTGGGCGTCGGCATAACGGCCCCAGAAGCCGTTTTGGATATTGTCGGTAACTCAGACTCCGTACCTGCATTAAAAATTGGTCCAAACAACTCTTTCGGCTTTAAGTTTTTTGACAGTTCTACAAATGGCGATTTGGTCATTAAACGTGAAGTTTCGGGTACTGATACGGAAGTTTTGAGGCTTGCGAGATCAGATGGTGCGGCTAGTTTTAACAACTCGGTCACTTACTCAGGCGATCTAGTCTCATCAACCTCTGGCACCTCCAACTTCCGCGCAGGTGTCAACGCAGGTAACAGCATCACCTCTGGCGGCAACTACAACGTGCTAGTGGGCGATGAAGCGGGTACGGCTTTGACTACGGGTGATGGCAACACTGCGGTAGGTTTTGAGGCTCTATCTACTGAAGATGCTCATGGCGACAACGTAGCTGTTGGTTATCAATCTCTCAAGACACTCAACGCTGGGAGTGACGCTTTTAATACAGCGGTTGGATATCAAGCTGGTTTATCAGTAACTACGGGAATTCAGACCACTCTTATTGGAGCGTTAGCAGGAGATGCACTTACGTCTGGCGATGCTAATACTGCGATGGGGTACATCGCTTTGTCTGCTGATACGTTGGGTAGCCATTCTGTAGCTGTCGGTAGAAACGCTCTCAAAGTTCAAAACTTTACTACAGCTACTGATGTTTATAACGTGGCGGTAGGTTCTAACGCAGGTGCATCAGTCACCACGGGGGCAACGAATACTCTTATTGGCGGTTTATCGGGAGATGCGCTTACAAGTGGTAATTCTAATGTTGCGGTTGGATATTCAACATTATCTTCAGATACCTTGGGCGATAGGAATGTAGCAATTGGGCGCGGTGCGCTAACTGCACAAAACTTTACTACCAGCACAGACAGCTACAATGTTGGCATAGGTTACGCCGCAGGTGCGTCAGTCACCACGGGGCAAAGTAACACCTTAATCGGCGGTAACGCTGGGGATGCCCTAACAGATTCTGATTTTAATGTGGCGGTGGGGGTAGCGGCATTAGGTGCAGATACTTTAGGCAGTCGTTCAACAGCTGTAGGCGTAAGTGCTTTAGAATCTCAAAATTTCACTACAGCTACTAATTCTTACAATAGCGCACTAGGCTTTGCCGCAGGTAGTTCAGTCACCACGGGAGTTCAGAACACTCTCATTGGAGGTCTTGCAGGTGACGCCTTGACTGATGCTGATGAGAACGTGGCAGTAGGTATTTCTTCGTTAACTTCAGATACTTTAGGAAGCAGGTCAGTAGCTATCGGCGCTGGAGCTTTATTCACTCAAAATTTCACCACAGCAACTAATGGCTACAATGTCGCCGTTGGCTATCATGCGGGTAACGACATCACCACGGGAGTCCAGAACACCATTTTGGGTGGCCTAGCTGGTGACGCAATCACAACTGGATCTTACAACATAGCCATCGGAGCAAATGGTGGTGGTGGAGTAACCACAGGATCTCAAAACATCTTAATCGGTCAAGGCACAGGCATGGCCGCTTTGACAGGAGATTTGAACACTGTAGTTGGAGACAGTGCTGGGGCTGCGCTAACTTCGGGAACCCTCAACACCCTCATAGGCGGCAATACGGGTGATGCTTTGACTATTGGGGTGGATAATGTTGCGGTTGGTAGATCTTCTCTTACGACAGATGTGGCTGGAAAATTCTCTGTAGCCATAGGAAGTTCGGCGCTTGAAAGCCAAAACTTCACTACAGCGACAAATGCTTACAATACGGCGGTTGGCGATTCTGCGGGTAAGTCAGTCACCACGGGAATTGACAATGTTTTTGTTGGCG